GATTTATGAGAAACAGATTTACGAACACGATAAGATGTAGGCTATGACACAGACGGAATATAATAAGCTGGTGGCCATGCTTGACTGCCTGAAAGAGGTGGCTGTTGAGTACAGCGGTCGCTCCATTGATAACATCATCAGCAATATCGAGGCGAGGATCAAGCACGCCGACGAGAAGGGGCTTGACACTGGCGAAGTGAACGAGGTGCCAGTGGGTAAGACCATCGAAGTGAAGGGTCATAAGCTGCTCTGCCAGAAATGCGACGATGGCAGCTGTGACGATTGCTTCTTCCAAATTGAAGGATGCGATGGCGTAGTCTACTGTGGCAGTAGAAGGGCTGACAAGAACGATGTGGTATTCATTGACATTACCGAAGGAGGGCCTGAGCCATGACGTCTGCTGAGACATATCAGATGGTGCTTTAGCCATTTGTTTAGGCGATGGGTGAATAGCACACCCATTGCAGTTAAAGTTTTGAAGGGGTGCCTGCTGTCCGTGATGGATGGCAGGCATTTTTGATGTAAGGCCCTATCGGCCAGTCTTTTTCGGATTGGCCTTTTTTACGTCCGTTTCTCACTGAAACTGCGATAAATACAGCGTTTGAAGCTGATGTTGGCTGCACTTCCGGGTTCAGTGGAATGAGACGAAAGAAAAATTTTCCTCCTTATTAAATATGTAATTTTGCCGTATAATCACAACAATTCCGGAAGAAAATGGCAAAACTATGTATCTACAACGAAATCGTTGACGAAGAAACTCGAGTAATGTACCGTGACTGGCTCGGCGTCGATGCTGTGTGCTACAAGGACATTCACGACTTCATCAACAGCATGGACGAGGGAGACAACGCTATTGACCTGAAGCTGCACTGCCCCGGCGGCGACTGCATCGAGGGTTGGGCCATCTACGATGCCCTGCGTCAGTCTGGTAAGGAAATCTCGGCTACCATCGAGGGGCAGTGCTCGTCTATGGCAACCATCATTCTACTGGCTGCACCCAAGGAGCGACGTTTCGCTTTCGCCAACGCAAGAATGTGCATACACAACCCGAGCCTTGCATGGCTTGACCTCTGCACGATGGAGCGTCTGACCGCCGACGAGCTGGAGAAGATGAAGGGCAAGCTCGATGCTCAGCAGCTTGCGCTCATGGAGGAGCAGAAGAAGATTCTCGACCTCTATGTTGAGCGTACTGGAGCTGACCGTCAGGAGTTGCAAGACCTGATGAACGAAGACAAGTTCGTGGATATGGAGAAAGCCAAGGAACTGGGCTTCATCACTGACACCCTTGCCCCGAACACGGCAACGAAACCAAACCCCAATTACAAGAATATGGAAAAGACAGAAGTAAAGACCAGTTTGCTGAAGAAGCTGCTCTCTCTGACAGGCTTCAGCAAGATCGAGGACGTGGAGTCCACTATCCTCAATCAGAAGATTACCGCTGCTGACGGTAGCGAGTTCACGGTAGAGCGTGAGGATGGCGACCCGCAGGTAGGTGACAAAGCCTATCCAAACGGCACGTACACCCTTGACGACGGCACCGTGATTGTTGTCGCAAACGAGGTAATCGAAAGCATCACTCCCGCCGACGGTAACGACGACGAGGACGTGAACGCCCTGAAGCAGCAGGTCGCTGACCTCACCGCCCAGGTGGAGACGCTGACCGCTGAGAACGCCACCCTGAAGGAAGAGAAGGCAACGCTCGAATCCGAGAAGGGTTCTCTCGAACAGCAAGTGCAGTCCTTGACAACTGACAAGGAGAATCTCACAGCAGCCGTCGGCACGCTGACCTCTGAGAAGGAAGCTCTCGTCAATGACAAGGCCACCCTCGAAGCTGAGAAGGAGTCTCTGACTCAGGCTCAGAAGACCGAGGAGGAGACCGCTATCCTTGACACCGTAGCCAAGGCAGGCGGCAAGGCTTGGCTGGAGAATGTCTGCAAGATGCACTCCACCTTCCACCCCGGCAACCGCTCTTTCGTGGAGAAGGGAGGCCAGCGTTTGGAGGGCGAGACCCGCACCCAGCAGTTGCTCCGCGAACAGCGTGAGCGTCAGGAGGCCAAGCGCAACGCTCGTAAGTAAACTGAAACGTATAACTCTTAAAACAACTCCGCAATGAACTTTGAACAATTCACTGTAGACAATGGTGCAATAAGAGACCTTAACGAGCTCTTGTTCACCTCTGTGTTCAACGACCCCGACCTGGAGCGCGTCGTCACTCCTATGGTCAACGTCGAGAACGGTAAGAAGCTGGGCTATGTCGACCGCATGGGCGACGTTGGCACGGCTGGAGGCGGCTGTGACCCGACCTACACAAGCGTCGAGATTACAGGTTTCGAGAAGACCTGGGAGCTCGGCAAGTGGCAAATCCCCAAGAGCATCTGCTACGAGGACTTGGAAGACACCATCGCCCGCTATGGCATGAAGGAAGGCACCGAGCGTGCTGACCTGCAGGACACTCCCTACTGGGATAAGTTCCTCATGCCGCTGCTGAAGAGCGCCATCAACGACATGTTCTGGCGTCTGACGTGGTTCGGCGATACCGCTGCCAAGAACGTAGCAAGCGGCGGTGTCATCACAGATGGCATCGACGTCAAGCTGCTCAAGGTCTGCGACGGCCTGTGGAAGCGCCTGGAGGCCATCATCGCCCAGAATCCTGCTCAGCAGATTGCCATCAGCGCAAACGAGGCTGAGACCTACGCTGCTCAGAAGGCAGCTGTACGCGTCGAAGGTTATGCCATGGGCATCATCGACGACCTTCTCTCTGAGGCCGATGGCCGCATCTTTGACAAGCCCGACCACGCCATCTTCATGACGAACAGCCTGTTCAAGGCCCTGCGTACCGATGTGTATAAGATTACCAAGTATCAGATGACTACTCAGGTCGTCACCGAGGGCATCCAGCTCTCCGAGTACGACGGTCATCCTGTGCTGGTACTCGACATCTGGGACCGCATGATTAAGAAGTACCAGACCATCACCACCACTACGGGCGAGGGTGCTCAGGCCGTCACCACGACCAAGCTCAACAACCCGCACCGTGCTGTGCTGGCTTCGCCTCAGAACCTGTTCGTCGGCACGTCCGACAAGGATCGCATGGCCTCTCTGACCGTGAAGTTCGACGACCGCAAGCGCGACAACTTCATCTATGCTGAGTCTAACCTCGGCACACTTGTAGGTGAGGACAACCTCGTACAGGTCGCTATCTAAACGAAAACGGGCGCGGTGTCAGGACGTAAAAATTCGGTCGCTGCGCCCACATTCCTAACTCTTAAAACGTAAAGACTATGCCTGCAGAATTATGTGATTTCAAACTGGCTCAGGACATCGGCGGCTCTTGCGCTAACCCGCAAGTACCCGGTATGAAGAATACTGGTTACATTATGAACTTCGATGACATCGACTGGGACGCCCTCACCAAGACTGATAACGTCGTGTCCGCACTGACGTTGCTCACTGGCGGTAAGAAGGCTTACAAGGTCGTTGTTCCTGGCAGCACGCCCTTCACGGGTACGCAGACGGCTCTTGCCACTTCTACCTATCGTAACAAGTTCAACAAGACGGTTTCGCTTGTGGTGTTGAACAGCGGCCCCGATGTTACGAAGAACATCATCGACCCGCTGGCCAATGGCCGCTACGTCGTCATCTTGGAGAACAAGTTCCAGGGTACTGACAAGAAGAATACCTTTGAGATTTTCGGTCTGGAGACTGGTCTCACCGCCACCGAGATTACCAACGAGAAGTATTCGGAGGAGACGGATGGCGGCTGGGCCGTGACCCTGCAGGAGGCAAATGCCCCGTCGAGTGGTATCTTCTACTACAACACGAGCATCGCCGCCTCGCGCACCGCTCTCGAATCGCTCCTGACTGCTACTGCCAATCAGTAAACTATGGCAAGCTATCAGGAGACTCTAAGAACGCTTGAGGAAATGAGAAGTCGGTACGACTCCGGCTTCTCATCTTCCGACCAAGCGATTATCGAACAACTCTATTCCGAAGTTTGCGGAAAGAGGGTAAGAAACACTGGGTGTAGGGATTGCTGGCGTGATGCCTACATCGAGACAATGCTTAAACTAAAACAATTAGGAGCAATGCCAAAGAAAGCTAATTATGTATTGAAGCCCGGCATCGTCTTACAGGAGCCGGGAAAGAACAAGTTCTATGCGCTGAACAACTGCCCCGACGAGGTGGCAGAGCGTTATCTCGCTAAGTTCCCTCAGCACATCAGTATGTTCGAGGTCTATCCCACCGATTGGGAGAGCCGCGTGAAGGCCCGCAAGGAAGGTACGGTAAGCGTTCCCACCTATGACGAGCTGAAGGCCGAGGTCGAGAAGCTGACTGCCGAGGCAGAGGGTAAGGATGGTGAAATCACCGCCCTGACCGAGCAGGTGAACGCGCTGAAGGCTGACCTTGAAGCCGCCAAGGACGAGGCCGACGCTCTCCGCAAGGAGGTTGTCGCTGCCACTGACACGGTGGAGAAGGGCAAGGACGAGGCACAAGCCGAGGTCAAGTCCCTGCACAAGGAGAATGACGAGCTGAAGGCCGAGGTGGAACGCCTCACCGCAGCTTTGGAGAAAGCCCTGAAAGCAAAGGCTGGCAAGGGTACGAAGGAAGCCCCGAAGGACGAAGCACCCAAGGAGGCCCCTACTGCTGAGACTACTACAGAGGAGGGCAAGTAAGCCCTCCCCTTCTCACAATCACATTTCCCGTTATTATCGTTCAGCCCATTATCCCCTATGAATATAAACAATGTAAAACGCTCACAGAAACGTTTTGAGAGCAGCTATCAGAGTAACCTCGGCATACAGAGCTATGGAAAAGATAACCTCTACCCCCAGCGAATGTATGACCTTATCCGTAGCAGCGCAAACGGTGGCACTTGCCTTGAGCGTTTCCAGACGTTCATAGAGGGTAATGGGCTGAACAATACCGATTTCTCTGAATATGAGTGTAACAGACAGGGCCAGACGGTAGATGACATCTACCACCTGATTGCACAGGACATGGCGCTGTTCCACGGCTTCGCCCTCCACGTCAACTATAACATGATGTGCGAGATTGTGGAGCTGCATCATGTTCCTTTCATGCAGTGCAGACTCGAAGAGGAGTCTGTGGATGGTAAGGTCGTGCATATCCTTATTCACCCTGACTGGAGCGGTAAGAAGACACGCAAGGGAAAGAAGATCGAGGTGAGCAAGAGCAATTTGAAGAAAATCTTCACCTTCAACCCCCGCAAGGAGGTGGTCATGGCGCAGATAGTGGCCAGCGGTGGTATCGAGAACTACCGCGGACAGATTCTGTGGTTCTCCATGGATGGAAAGTGGGACTACCCTGTACCTATCTATGACAAGGTGGTGACGGCGCTTTCTACGGATGAAGGTCTCGACAATGTGAAGTACCGTAACACCCGAAACAACTTCCTCACTGCTGGTATGCTCGTACACAAGAAGGGTCAGACGTTAGGCATCGACCCTGAGACTGGCAAGCAGCTGGAGAAGAAAGATGAAAGTGATGTCAGCGAGAGTCTGAACGTGTTCCAGGGCGACGAGAATGCCTGTGCCATCATGGACGTGACGGTAGAGAGTGACGAGGACGAGCCTAAATTTGTGCGCTTCCAAGCCACCAACTTTGACGGCAGCTTCAAGTCCACCGAGGAGAGCGTCACCAGCCGTATCTATGCTGCATTTGGTCAGGAGCCGTGGTACAGAATCCGTTTCGGTAGCCTCGGCTTCAGCAGCGACATTCTCTCTGACGCATACGAATACTACAACAGCTATGTCAGCAAAGAGAGACGTGCCATCAGCCGTGCGCTGAAGCGTGTCTTTGACTACTGGTATGAGCTGGCTAACCCGACGAATGACTATGAAGTGCAACCACTGGTATATGTAAGCAATAAGGAAACGAAATGAAACACCTACTGACTACGGAAGAGCTACGAAAGCTCGGAAGACCCATCGGCAAGGTTGCCGACGACAAACTAACAGCGTTCATCACCGAAGCCGAGCAATTACATATAAAGCCCATTCTCGGTGATGAATTGTTTATAGGGCTGCTTGCCGAACAGGATAAAGCAGTTGAGCAGCGCGACGAGGTGAAGACCATGCTCCTTGATGGTGGCTCCTATGTCATCAATGAGGGGTGCGACGGCGAGAGCATCCGTAGCTTCATGGGCCTGAAGGTGGCCATCTCCTATTTCGTCTATGCTCAGAACCTCATGGTCGGCGACGTGGAGAGCACACGCTATGGCTCTGTGGTGAAAAGCGGCGACTACTCAGACCGCCTCTCTTCCAAGGAGCGGTCGGACGCATACAACAATACGCTGGAGGTGGCCAACAGCTACTTGAAGGACTGCGTGGCCTACTGCAAGGAGAAAGGGCTTATCAAGCGGGTCGGCAAGCCTGCCGCCTCCATCGGTGGCATCGTCATCAGAAAAATAGGATAAGGTATGATAGACTTACGTGGACTGCTCAACGCCGGACTGGACGCTTTCGGAAGAACCTCTTCCGAGAAGTGGAATCAGCTTGTGCGTGCTGTCATGGAGCTGCAGAAAGGCGGCGTCGGTAATGGCAGCACGGGCGGCACCACGACCAATGTCACACATACTACTGAGGCCGACCACGCGAAGGAGGCTGACCATGCCAAAGAAGCTGACAAGGCTAAGAACGTTGACAAGGCGAAGGAGAGTGAGTATGCGAAGCTCGCTGACAAGGCCACCGACGTCACCACCAACTCCCCTGCATACGACCGCTGGCTGAGAAAGGATAAGGACGATACGGCCAAAGGTTATCTCGGCTTCCTCAAAGGCTTTTGGATAAAGGCGAAGGGTCTGTTTGGTATCGACGAGGAAGGTAATGCTGACCTGAACTGCGTCAATGTCAGGAGTACGGCGTATGTGGAGGGTGAGACGGTGCTGAAAAGCACGACCACCGTAGGCGACTTCGAGAAGGACGCTGTGGTAGGCATCGGCTCACGGCAGGGCGTTAGGGTGCTCCCTGATGGCAGTATCATCGCCCGCTCATTGGAGCTGTCCGAGTCGCTGATGGTGCCTACCATCAAGTATAACTCTATCGAGGTGCTGGCAGGCACACGATGGGACTCTGCTGGCAAGGGTCGGGTGAAGGAGATTATCAGCACAGACACCACGAACCATACCAGTACGTTTGTCCTTGACCTGAATAACGGAGAGCCTGGTGAGTTTGTTCCCGGCGATATTCTCCGTGGCTTCTGGCACAATATGGACGGCACGAAGAATGCCGTTGCCAACAGCGACGACCGTCACGGAAACATTCAGCGGGCAGGCTTCCAGTCTATCTACTGCCGTGTGCTGACCGTCGGCGACATCGTGGAGCGTGTCATTGATGATGTGACGTACTACATCGCAAGGGATGCAGGCTATGTGGCCAAGCCAGATGACAGGATTCTTGCCAATGGCCTTGTCACCGTGCAGCTGAGACAGTTCAGTGCTGACCCTGAGCGATGGTCGCCCTATCCCGAGCAGTGGAGTGTGCTGTCTGTCAGCGGCTCCTTCGACGGCACGAAGCCAGAGCGTCAGAAGTTCTTCATCTACACCACCTCCTACATGGCCCGCTATGAGGGCGTGAACACATGGGAGTGGGAGGATCACAACCTCATGGGCGCATGGGGCGACCTCACGGGCTTCACGATGATGGAGCTGGACGCGAACAATCAGGTCATCTACCGCAAGGAGTTCCAAGGAGAGGGCTTCATCACGAAGGATGCGCATATCTACGGCATCCTTGACCAGTTCACGCGCTTCTCTGACAGGCTGGAGATACGGCTTTCACGCGCCGACGGCACCGTTGCCGATGGTGAGACGCTGCGGGCTGACTTTGTGCTGAAAGACATCGAGGGAACGATTATCAGCAGTGGCTACACGCTGAGCATCACACGGCAGACGGGTAACGCACAGGCCGATGCTGCCTGGAACGCGGCGAAGGCTACGGCCTATCCCGACGGCATCCCCTCTGCCCTCAACTTCACCTTTGCCGATATTCCCGAGACAGGAGCGGTGTTTATCGTTGCTGCCAGCCGCGAGGTGACCAATGCGCAGGGAAACTCCGACACCTACACCACCTCAGCCTCTTTTGTGCTGACACGGGCTTACGCCGTGGAGGATTTCAAAGGCCCTTGGGACGAACTGACGACCTACACCCGAACAGCGCGAAGCTATCCGACAGTCACCTACGGCGGCTGTAAGTGGTACTTGAAGGTGGCTACCAGCACAGGTGACGAGCCACACCCCCTCTCTAATGTGTGGGGCATGGTGTACGGTGTCAATGACTTGGAGATACGCTTCTACAACGAGAGTGGCCAGCGGATATACAACGCCCAGCAGCACCCGGGCTACGTCAACCTCTTTCTTGAGCCCCGCCTGCTGTGCGGCAACTATGACATCACCGATAGCCTACAGGCGAGTGATTGGGTCTGGTCACGCTATACAGGCAACTACGGGGAGCAGACGGACACCCGCACGGCTGCTGACAAACAGGCCGATCAGGGGTGGCCATCCGCTCACTGGCCGTCAACGCCGATGACCCGCACAATCCGCATCACCAATGACGATATGCCTCCTACATGGGGCAGCGGTCCGATGGTGAACTTCGTCATTACCGCCCACTACGACGGGCTGGAGATTCCGAATATCATTACGATGTAACCAAAACCCAGAAGATATGACAAACTTAACATTCACTCAACAAGACGGCATTTATATCTCGGACGTGTTCAACGGCAACGTGAACGTCCAGCTGCTCTTTGCCGTTGCTGGCCGTTATCCTGCCGTGGTGGAGACCCGCCTCAGTTCCTCACTGCCTTGGGGCAAGTATAAGGACGTGGTGGTAGAGACGACAGCCACCGTTATCCTGCCTGACTGCACAGAAGGGCAGCAGTTCCGTATCAAGTGCTTCGCCAGTCCTCAGTCGGCGCAGTATGATGACATCGTTATGCCCGGCAAGGCGGCTCTTGATGCTACGCTGCAGAGCATCGACGAGACGCTGACCTCCCTCGATGGCCGTCTTGATGACCTCGAAGAAGGCAATGAGCCGCTGGTGCTGTCAACGAATTTCGATACTGGCTACTTGGAGCAGGAAGGTATCAGCAGCGGTAACTTCGGCGTGGACTACGAGAGTGGCTATCTGACTTTTGAACCTAACAGTTAAAAACGACAAAGATATGAAGAAAAACGTAGCCCGCATCCTCCCCTTCAGCAAGGGCGAGTATGACCCCACTTACAATTATGATGTGCTCGACCAGGTGCAGAGCGGTGTCAGCGTCTATCAGAGCAAGAAGCCTAACAACCTCGGTCATCCTGTCACCGATACCACTTGGTGGCAGAAGTATTTCGATGCTGCCGCTGCCATCGAGGCCGCTACCTCTAATGAGTCGCCGGAGGTCAACAACGGTGCTGTAGTGGCACGTCTCATGGCCATCGACACCAACGGACAGGCTTGCTCCATCACTCCTGCAAAGATTGTGGAGTATGTGCTTGACGCACTCCTGGATTCCGACGTACTGGCAATTCCTAAAAACGAAGGTGAATAATGAGACAACTGAACAACTCCCAGCCGTTTGCGGTGACCACCGTGTTCAGACCGCTCAACACGCAGATGAAAATCAAGGTGTTGGGTGGACTGAGCACGACGCAGTTCTACCGTCAGACATCGCAGGAGTGGATTCCTGACCACACGCACGCTTTGGTGGTGGATGGCAACGGCACACAGACCGACGGCCCGCTACGCCTCCGTGCTGACTACGAAATCCATGACCCTGACGATTCGTTTGACGCAAGTACGCTCGTTCCGCAAGTGTACTGGTTCGTGAAGGACAACACGGCGGCTACCGCTGCCGACACTCAGACCAACGGCACACAGGTGGTGTCTACCGACACTACCGATGACTACTATGTCGTTGGCCGTGACCTCTATGTGAGGAAGAACTTCACGCACTTGAACGGTGTCACCATCTACTGCGAGGCACGATTCACCGACCCGCGCACCAACGGGCAGATAGTGCTCTCTGACACCCTCCCGCTCGCAGGCATCCTACAGGCCGACGAGCAGTGGAATATCAGCATCCTCTGTGACCGTACCCGCAAGCACTACCCGCTGTCTGCTGCCACCACCATCTACACCTTCGAGGCAGAGGCCAGGCATGGCAGCGTGGATAAGACAAGTGATGTGGCGTGGTTCTGGGACTACTCTCTGAATAACGGCAGCACATGGCAGACGATCACCGATGACTGCCTTTGGTATGTCAGCGGAAAGAACACCTCCATCCTGTCTATTGACGTGGACTTTATCGCCAATATCCTTGTCAGGGCTCGTATCGGTGTCGGCAGCGGCACGTCAACGGTGGCACCTGACATTCCGAACATCGCCACGGCTTCCATCGCATGGCGTTTCCCAAAGATTCAGCCTGTGGTGTTCAGCTATGGCGGTGACAAGGTTTTCAAGGAGACGGTGAGCATGACCTTTGGCCTGTTCGTCCATGTCGCCAAGCATGACGATATGACGGAGGCACAGAAACGCCACTGGCTGCTGACAAACTGGTGCGTCCGTGAGCAAGGCACACAGAACGCTCCCCGTAGCCTCAGAGCATGGGGATTGCAGGTCGATGTGCCGCAAGCCTACCTCTTCAACACGTCGGGCAAGAAGTATATCGTTGACCCCAACGTAGCCATGCGTGAGGTCTATGACATCATTGCCGACCCCAGCGGAGAGATTTTCCAAATGAGCAATAACCAGACAATGGCTATCCGCACGTAATCAATTCACCCTTTTAATATCAGTAAAGATGAAAAAAGCTAAGACAACACTCGCGTCTGGTGAAGGTATCGCCAAGGTGCTTTGCATCACCAGCAACAGTGACCTCTACGAGGCCACTCCTGAAGAGGTCGGCAACGCCTCTGTTCCCTCTACCGTCATCGGTGCTCTCGCCTCGAACTTCACGCTCGAAGGAAACAGCAGCCCGGCCTTTGCAGTAAACAACCGTGGTGCTGCTGAGTTGTATCAGGCACAGATGGGCGGCTACGCTTTCCTGTTGAAGGACGGCAAGGTATATGCTGCCAAGCTCAACGGCTCCGACTGGACTAAGTTTGCCGACGGTACGGCGTTCACGACTGCACTGGAGCAGGCTACGGAGACGATGGTTCATGTTCCCGACTGCCATTTCAAGGCCGAGGGAAAGACCATGAATTTCGGCGGCACCGTGCCTATCGACGGCGGCAAGGTCTTCGACAGCCCTCACTGGGTAGGTGCTTACAAGATTTGGTATGACACCAACAACAAGGCACACAGCCGTCCCGACAAGGCCCCGAAGCACTCGCAGACCATGAGCCAGTTCTGGGCTGCTGCTCAGCTGCTCGGCTCTCAGTGGGGTTTGGCTAACTACCAATTCCACTGCCTGATTAACGCCCTGTATCAGGCCCGCTATGGCAACCTTGATTCGCAGACCACCATCGGCGCAGGCTTCCAGACTTCTTCTTGGGAGGCTGCAAGAGACGTTCCCATGGGCTTGCTGAAGTCACTGGGTGACGGTAGCGGCAAGGTGTACTACACTGACGCCACCATCGGCGACCAGTACCCTGTGAAGCTCTTCGGCTTCGAGGACCTGTGGGGCAAGCTGTGGGAGTTCCGTCCCGGCATCCGCTTCTATATGGATGATGATGTCCGTAAGGCCGTCGTCTATCCCGGCAACGTAGTGAGCAACAGCGCCGAAGGCCGTGAGTTCGTATGTGCTGTGCAGTCTGCCTCGGGTGCCTATGTGAAAGGCATGGAGCTTGGCCCGAACTGGGATATGATTGCTCAGAATGTCACCGGAGGCGGTAGTAGCACCTATTATTGTGACGGCTATTATGCTGCCACTACAGGACAGCTGCTGTACGTCGGGGGTGCCGCGAGTATCGGTGCGCCATGCGGTCTCTCGTGCGCGAACTCGATCGGCGCTTTCTCGATCTCGGCCGCGAGCATCGGCGCTCGCCTGGCCTTCTACGGAGAACCGGAAATCGTGAGCGGCGCGGAACTGGCTGCACTGGCATCCGCGTAAGCGGAGGCCGGGGCAGACGGTGTAGCAAGAACGCAACACGCCCCGCCTCCTGGCGGGGGAACGCCTAACAGAAATTATCAAATCAACAATCAACAAAAAGTAAAACAAATTAAAACCAGAGGGAGAAGCCCCGCCCCGTGTGGGGCCATCCCTTCTGCTTGAACGAAGAACTGACAAGGAAAGAGAGAACATTCTGACTTCCTGAGCACACAAAAGAACTATCGCCTGTGCCGTCGGTGGTGAGGTTTCCCACCTTCTACTACTCCGAAGGAGCTACACAGGCGAAGGGCTGCAAGAATGGCGGAGAGACTCGCCGCAGCCCGAAAAGGCAATAAATCGTGGAGCTGCTGAACGTCGGGGGTAACGCGAATAACGGTGCGCAATGCGGTCTCTCGTACGCGAACTCGAACAACGCTTTCTCGAACTCGAACACGAACATCGGCGCTCGCCTGAACATCAACACTTAAAAGAAGATACGCTGTCCGAAAGGGCACACGATTGAGCCTGTCTCGATGGAGGGAGTGACTGCCGCCCAAGGCAGCAACAGCCCGACAGAGCGAACACAAGAGGCGTAGGGTACGAAACAGAATCCCCTCGCGCAAGTAAGCAATGCAGTTGTACGCATATACCGAAAGCCCGTGAGCCGCGAAGTGTAGAAGGCAGAAGAAAAAGAGGTAGTAGCCGTTCTCTCTTGAACTACAAAGGACTATGGCAGAGCAGGAGTTGGCATATAAACGCAAGGCACGGCTGCGGGGTAAGAACCGCAAGGTGCGCATCGCCCAGGTGTATAACATGGGCAACCTTCGTTTTGCTGACCATGAGGCAAGGAAGGGTAAGGGTGCGCACAAGGGCGTCCGTATCTTCGACCAAGATGTTGAGGGGAACCTCAGCACTTTGTCCGATATGCTGCGCGACGGCACCTTCCACACGTCGCCGGGCCATGAGTGTGTGCGTCACTGCCCCTGCGGTAAGGACAGACTGCTGCACAAGCTGCCGTATTATCCCGACCATATCAAAGACCATGCGATGATGCAGGTCATCATGCCGACGATGCGGAGGGCGTACTACTATGATTCCTCTGCCTCCATCACAGGCAAGGGGATGCACTTCGCCGCCCGTCGTACCCGCAAGTGGATAGACGCTCATTCGAGAGAGCGTGTCTATTTCGCTAAGATGGATTTCGTAAAGTTCTACCATAACATCGACCAGCAGAAAATCTATGACCTTCTCGCGCTGAAGTTCGGCGACAAAGGCATCCGCTACCTTATCTGGGAGACGGTGACCGCCTGTGACGAGGGGTTAGGGATTGGGCTGTTTCCTATCCAACCGATGGCGAACTACTACACAGGTCCGCTCTGCCGTTTGCTGATGGCCAACTTCGATGTGTGGGTAGAGATTTACTGCGATGACCTTGTAATCTTCGGCACCAGTCCGAGGGAGATATGGAAGGCCGTGAACTTTGTCAGGGACTATGCCCGTGACGTGATGGAGCAGCCGTTGCATCAGAATGTCGGCGTGCAGGTCATTGACGAGAAGAACAGGCTGGACTATGTAGGCTATCAGTTCTTCAGCACTCACACCTTCATCCGTGACAGGATGAAAAGGAAGTTCAAGCAGAAGATGCACCGCCTGAAAGACCCCATGCGGAGGTATCAGGTGGCTACGAGCTATAAAGGATGGCTGCTGCACTGCGACGGATTCAATCTCTGGAGAAAGGTTATGGGTATGAAGTCATTCAAGGATTTGCAGGTGCCGACCTTCGACAGGCTGGACGGTGACGGCAAGCGTATCATGGAAGGGACGAAAGTCTCTGCCTCCATGCTCTGTGACAGGGAGATTACGTTCCTCGATGCGGAGTTTGGCGTGAAGTCGAAGTACAACAAGCCCGCCACCGTCGTGCAGGTAGAGGATCACGGTCAGAAATACAAGTTCTTCACCAACAATCAGAAGTTGACTCAGATATTGCAGTATATCTCCGACCAGAAAGCCTTTCCTTTCCGCGGGACGCTGAAGCGTGCCAATGCCTCCGGCCTCCCTGACTATACGATAGAATAATCATCAACCCCAAATACAGTACGAATATGGAAATCAAGAAGACCACATTCAGCGAGCGCCCCGCGCTCATCGAGCCGGAAGGCTCCGTCGCCCGTATCAACTTCGACATCGAGGAGGTTACGGAAGTCATTAACCAGGGAGAGGGCAATGGTGAGGAGGAGACCCGCACCGTCTATCTCGCCCATATCGTCCGTGTGGAGCAGCCGCTCACCTTCGACCGTATCAAGGCCGCAATGGTGGAGAAGGGCTTCGACGATGATAAGGCCGAGGAGCAGACGGCGATGACCCTGCTTGCCCTTGTGCAGGGTGGCCAGCATGTCGGCAACGAGCTGGAGCTTGCCCGCCGTGCCGTCATTGCCCGCATCAGCGCCTATGACAAGAGCGATGCCGTGAACCAGTTCAGCTACAACGGTGTGCCGATGTGGCTTGACAAGGAGACGCGCAACGGCCTTATCGCTCGTCTCAACGCTGAGAAGGCTGTCTGCAAGACCACCTCAACCCTGTGGCTGGGTACCCAGTCGTTCACCATCACCCCCGACGCTGGCCTGCAGATGCTCGCCGCTTTGGAGGTGTATGCCTCTGAGTGCTATGACAAGACTGCCGAGCACAAAGCAGCCGTCGCCGCTCTTGACGACGTGAGTGCTATCCTGAACTACGACATCGAGGACGGCTACCCCCAACAGCCTACCTTCGGTGAGTAATTTTCTCATTTTTCCAACTTCTAAAAACAAACAGTATGAAGAAGACAATTTTGCTCTGTATGCTGACTTTCCTGTTCAGCATGACCGTGGGGCTGACGTCCTGCGAGTGTAAGAAAAAGGGTGAGGCCCCCAAGGAGACCGTTACCCAAGTGACCGAACTTGTGCCTGAGACGGTTATCTCTACTGACCGTCAGCAGCTCTTCAACGAGATCGGCGGCGATTATATCTGGTACGAGACGACGGCGTTGTACGCTGACCGTTTCGACGCGGAGGATGCCACTGGAAAGGTTGTTTTCGTGAAGAACATCTTCCAGCAGGTAAAGAATGAGACCGACGAGAAGGGAAGAGAGGTGTATGATGTATGGTGTTACATTTTCAAGACAGACCTTACAGAACGCGCCGAATATGCACTACACACCTTCATGGCTGAGAACGACCCGCTGACAGACACACAGATTTGTTTGACGTTCAAAGCCGCCTACGACCGCATGATGCAAGCGAACATACCAAAGCCTACCAATAGGACGTGCGTTTTGCGAATACCTGTCGGCCCATACGTCTGTAACGCTCAGTACATCTTTGGAGACAATAACTGGGCGGTGTTCGTCGATGCCGTCACTGGAGACGTGAGTACACGGAACCCCGCTTTCCAGAAACCAGAGGAAGAGCCAGTGTTGCGTAAGCCACTTGGCGAGTGGCCCTAAAGTGATGTGATATGAGTACGTCAATGATAATGCTCATCATTTCCGCCGTGCTGGCTGTCCTCTACGTGGGGGCAGCCATCTGGCAGGGTCGCAAGCTGCCTGACTCAGTATCGGCAATGGTGTACCTCCTGCCGAGAGCAGGGCAATGGCTGTGGACGCTATGGCTGTGGGCTGTGGCTTTCCTTATCCTGCCCTCACTGATGGAGGCCCTGCCTGAGAGCTGGACGTGTGTCGGCTTCCTGACGATCGCCGGGCTGCTGTTCAGTGGTGCCATGCCGCTGGTGAAGAACGAGGCGAACACTCTGCACTACGTCTTTGCCATCACTGCCGGCATCCTGTCGCAGGTCTGCGTCTTGCTGATAAACCCTGAATGGTTCGGCGCATGGATGCTGTTCCTGTTCCTCATGGGTAGCCCATACGTTCAGCCGTGGGGTGAGCTTGGTAAGACGATGAAGGGCAAAGGCGTGTTCACAGCCGAATGCGTCTGCTGGCTCACATTGACTGGGAGCCTATTTACAACGTAGAATCTAAAAAAACGAAAGAACAATGCCAAACGCTATCTCCAATCATTTCTGCATCACCGCCATTCAAGAGGGCGTGACCATACAGGGGTCGCTGCGTATCAGCGGCACGCTGTCGCAGAACTTCAACGCCAACACTGGCAAGGCAATACCCAACTGGAAGGCCACGCAGGAAGACCCCAATCCGGCCCAGCCTGTGGTGTACCTCGTTGCCCGCCGTGGAGTGACCTACATCGCCAACAATGCCATCAATAACGGGCAGTGGCTCTATAACGATGTGGTGATACAGTTCGACGCGAACAATAAAAGCACGAACTTCCTCGACGCTGACAATGCCCCTCTCTTCCAGAAAGGCACGACAACGGCCAGCCTTGGCGGTAACACCTATTCCGTTCCCTGCCTGACCGTTATCAGCAATCTTGCCTCCGCCACGAACATTGACCTTGACACCATCGGCTTCAAGGGCAGCATAGAGGTAGCGGGCAAGCAGATGGCCTTCCAGTGCCAGGTGGACGTGAAGATTGCTCAGATGACCTCGCAGGGCTTCCTTGGCCTTATCTCACCTGAGAGTGCTATCATCAGCGAGAAGAACCAGACGGTGACGCTCACTGCATCCCTGTATGCCGAGGACGGCAGTACGCCCGCGACATACTACACGAAGTGGTACAACGCCGGAACGGGCGACGAGTATGTGTCGGCGAGAAACGCACGGACGCTGGCCATCAATGAGGTGGACGTCACCGACAACCTCATGGTGCGCTGTGACTTCTTCACCGACAGCAGCTTCAACAACCGTGTGGCCACCGCGTTCTCGTCTATCGACGACACGCAAGACCCCGAGTACTTATATATCTCACTGAACGCCGCCGATGCTGACTTCAGCGGCCAGCTGGCACCAGGCGAGTCGTGTACGGTGACAATGTGGGTGGCCACGATGGAGGACAGCACCGCCATCAACACGGGCTACACCAGCTTTGCCGTCCATTTCTACGACGGCCAGCAGAACGAGATTACGGGCAGTGTGCCTTCGGTCTCGGTCAGCAACAACAAAGGCACTATGACCATTCCCTACTCTTTCATCGCCGAGCACGGCTATAAGATTGAGGGTATCGTCACCGCCTCATAGGGAGCGCAGGGTTAGCGCCCTGCCTCCTTTATATCAAAAACCATCCTAAAGCAGCAAGAGAGAATGAGAAACGTTATTTCCAACTCGTTTTCCGTCAGCGCACAGAAGCCGACGGTGAGCGTTGACCACATAGACAACTACTATATCGTTGAAGCCACAGGCGTACAGCCCGCCGTTGATGACACACGCTGGCAGCTCGTACCTGCTGGCGGTACTATCCCCATGCCTACACCTGCAGCACCGTATCTGTGGCATAAGACCGTCACATGGCTGACGGACGGCACACACCTCGCCCCTGTGGTGGAGTTCGCAGGCTCCATGGGACAGAACGGTATAGACTATGACCTCGTACCTTCTCATTCCTCGATACTGAAAGACGCTAACGACAACCTCAGCCCGGCCAACGTGACGTGTGCGCTGGTGAAGAGGAACGCCGACGGCTCCGCTGATGCTCAGACCAGCATACCTACTGGCTATTCCATCAAGGTACAGAAAGACAATAACACGGCTTCCAACTACACCCTTGGCAGCAATGTCTCCACGTCCAACTGCTCAGTCATCGTTTTCTCTCTGTGGTATGGCTCGGTGGAGATCGAGCGCCATACTATCAGCGTCGTGGTCGAAGGTGCGCAGGGTGTGGACGGTAGAGGCATCCAGTCGCAGGACTACCGCTTTAAGGCCAATGACACGGGTGTCATGCCTGCCGCGCCTATCTCTGAGGCACAATGGAACACCTGGAAGGCCCTCAATGCCACTGGCTATAGTGAGAGCGTGCCGTACTGCTGGAGGTGCTGTAAGACCGTGTATGTGGATGGTCACGGCAATACAGAAACCGTCTATCTCGTTGACGGCCCTACGGTGTGGGGTAAGAGCGGTAAGGACATCTATCTCCTTGACCTCGACAACGAAATGGACGCCATACCAGCAGACAGCACAGGCAAGACGTTGGCGCAGGTGGTGCTCACCACCAATTACAGGCTCTACAAAGGGCCGGACAATATCACGGCGCAGAGCACACAGCCGACGGCGGCGAACATCAAGATTGCAGGTATCACGCCGACGATAACCGCCAGCAGCGACTATGTTCAGATTCAGTGGACGATACCTGCAAACACTACACTCTCTGCTGACCGCTTTGCGGCCACCATCCCCGTCGGCTTCAACGGCGAGACCTACAGGGCTGTGTTCACGGCCAATGTGGTGAAGAGCGGACAGCCCGGCGTGTCGCCTGAGATTTATCAGCTGCTCCTGTCATGCACAGAGGCGTCGTTTGCCAGAAACGCCTCCAATCAGCTGACCCCTTCTTATGTTGACGTGCGCTGCGGCTATACGAAGACCGTGGGCGAGACCGTTGAGAAGCATGTCGGCAGCAGCCAGGCAGAGCTGATGAACATCGCCAACAAGTACAATATCTTCTACCGCGCTATTGCAGCCGATGGTACGGCTGGCTCATGGGCGTGGATGAAAGACCTTTCATCGAATAACTTCTACCTGAGAATACAGAGCAGCACGACAAACGTTGCCTATGAGTTTGCGCTGAGTACGGCCAGCGGTACTTCATCGATTGCCGACAGCAACATCATAGACCGTGAGACGCTGCCTATCAATAAGGATGGCCTCAATGGTGCGCAGGGTGAGTCTGCCTTTACCATTGACCTTGACAACGAGCAGGATGCTTTCGGTACGGACAGCGAGGGAAAGATTGGTGCCTCCCTTTCGCGTGAGACGACGGTGGCCATGTTCTACGGCCTCACACCGCTGGAGCTGACAGGTATCTCGACAACGAAGAAATACGAGGATAACACCAACTGCGGCAGTGAGGTGGCCGTGACTACCGATGCTACCACTGGCAAGGTGACAGTCACCCTCGGTAGCACGACCTTTGCCTATACCAAGACTATCTTCATTGACATCACCGCCACCAGCGCACGGGGCAGCAAGTCGGCCCGCTTCACGCTCCAGCCACAGGCAGGAGGTGCTCCCGGTGTCACCCCTACGATATACCAGCTTGAGCCTATCCCCAATGCCCTTGCTTTCAGCCGTAACGCAAGTGATGTGCTGACACCCAGCTCACAGAGTGTCACGCCCAGCGTGAAGCGCACGGTGGGTAACGAGACCGATATTCTGAGTTCGTTGAGTGGCTACCGTGTCTATTACGGATGGGATAACGTGGCCACTCCGAGCAGCTATAAAAATGTCGGCACCGATATATCCGTGACGAACACCAACGCCGCCAGCCACTATAACCTCGTTCTTGAGCTGTGGCAGATGAACGGCAATACGAAGGTGAAGCGTGTTGACAGGGAGACCGTACCCATCAATAAGGACGGCTTGAAAGGAGACCCAGGAGACCCCGGCGATACGCCATTCATTGCCGACATCGACAATGAAATGACGAGTATTCCAATCAGTCAGGCGGGAAAGGTGGAGACGGAGCAAAACCTGTCTTTCAATGTCTCTGCTTTCTATGGTCAGCAGAATGTCATCGATGCCTGTCAGTCCGTGGACTTGGTGAACAGCGAAGGAACGGTTATCTCAGCACCCAGCGGCTTCACCATCAACACAACTGCAAAGTCAACGGTGACGATCAAGATAGCGGTCAACACCCAGCCGGCAGAGATTACGGAGTTGCGCTTCCGTGTAGTCCATTCTGACTACGGCACCCGCTACTTCACCTATAGCATTGCCGCCGTGAAGTCGGGCGGTAAGGGTCAGGATGCGGTACTCTATGAGCTGCTGCCATCGGCGTCGGAGATTGCCGTTGGCAGGAACACAGACGGAACGTATAACCCTGCGACGGCCACCCTGACCTGTGGCTATAAGAAAATCGTCGGCACGGTCATCAGCATATACGATGATGTGACGGGAGCCTTCGACGGCTACAATATCTACTTCAGACGCTATAACAGAAGCACGGGGCAGTGGTCGAACTACCTACGCTATACCTATTATAAGTCGTACCTGACAAATTTTGACATCGCCACCTACAGCAAGTTCGAGTTTATCATCTGTACGAATACCGCTACGAGTGTGGCTGCATCCAGCGTGACGGGCCTCATAGACAAGGAGACCGTGCCTGTGGTGGCCGACGGTCAGCAGGGTAAGGACGGTGTGAACGCTATCACCATCGACCTTGACAATGAGTGTGACGCTTTCGGCACAGACCCCAGCGGTAAGATTTCGGCACAGGTGGAGCGTACTACCAAGGTGTCGATGTTCAACGGCATCACGCCGCTGACGCTGACTGCCATTGAGACGAGTAAGACCTATGAGGACGGCACCAGCTGCGGTAGCGAGGTGACGGTGGAGAAGAATGTGGAGACAGGGCAGATTACGGTCAAGCTGACCAGTACCTCCTACAACTATACGAAAACCATCAATATCGGCATCACGGCTACGACGGCCAGCGGGTCGAGGACGGTGGTATTCACCTTGCAGCCGCAAGCCAGCGGTACGGCGGGCGTTTCTCCTGTCATCTATCAGCTCAGCCTTAAACCCTCTGCCCTCACCTTTGCCCGAAATGCAAGCAACGGACTGGTGGCCCAGAACAACACCCTGTATTTCTATGCAAAGAAAACGGAGGGTAACGAGACGGTGATACTGACCTCACTCAGCGGCTACTATATCAAGTGGGGATGGGATGGCAGCACGACCGTGCAGGGAAACAATATCAGCATCGGCACGACGAGGACGGTGACCACGACCGAGGCCGCTAACCACACCTCTCTTTGGGTGGAGCTGTGGAAGACAGGCGCATCGCAATGTGCTGACCGTGAGACCGTGCCTATTCATAAGGATGGACTGAAGGGCGATCCGGGTGATAACGGTATCACGCCGTTTGTGGTGGATATTGACAACGAAATGACCTCCATCCCTATCAGCCAGGAGGGTAAGGTGACGAGTCAGATTCAGCTCAGCTTCAACATCGGCGCGTACTATGGCCAGACGAATGTCATCAATGACAGCGCCTGTTCGGTGGCCCTCGTCGGTACTGCTCCCAGCGGTTTCACCGTTGACACCGCAACGTCGAAGAGCAACCCGCGTATCACCATTGCTGCCAACACCCAGCCAGCGGAGATTACGGAGCTGAAGTTCCGTGTCTCTCACACTTCGTATGGCGACCGTGACGCTGTATTCTCCATTGCTGCTGTGAAGTCGGGTGGCCAAGGTCAGGATGCGGTACTCTATGAGCTGCTGCCGTCTGACACGCAGATTGCCGTGGCCCGTACTGATGCAGGTGGCTACAACCCCAGCACGGTCAACCTCACCTGTGGCTATATCAAGAAGGCAGGAACGAGTGCGCCGACGACCGTCACCGATGCTACGGGAGCCGTGGATGGCTACAGCATCTACTTCCGTAGATATTCAAGGAGCGGCAGCTGGTCATCGTTCTTTAACTATGTCTCTTACAAGAGCTATCTGCAGAACTTGGACGTGGCGACCTATAGTAAGGTGCAGTTCATTCTCTGTCGGAATACTGGTTCGTATTTCACCAACGAGAGCAGCATCACGGGCCTTATCGATAGGGAGACGGTGCCTATTGTCGCTGATGGAACGAAGGGCAAGGACGGTAAGGATTGCTTTGTCCTTGACATCGACAATGAAATGGCGGCTATCCCGGTCAACAGCAGCGGAAAGGTGGAGGGTACGCTGTCGCTGGAGTTCGGACTGACTGCCTTCTACGGCACTACGCCAGTAACGGGCGATTGTAGCATCAGCGTGGACGGCACGCTGCCTTCGGGCTTCACCGTTGACCTCGGAACACCTACCAACCCGTCGGTGAGCATCGCCAACAACACTCAGCCGGCAGAGGTAACGGAGATTACCTTTAAGGCCGTTCATGCCACCTACGGCACACGCTATGCCGTATTTACCATCTGTGCTGTGAAGTCAGGCGGCAAGGGCGCGGATGCTGAGCTGTACCAGCTTGCACCATCGGAGAGCGCGCTGAAGTTCGCAAGGAACAGCGCAGGAAACCTCACAGGCAGCTATACCGTGTCCTGTAAGATTCGTAAGACCGTCGGCTCCAATGCCACTGAGTACACTTCTCTGAGTGGCTACTACCTCTACTATGGATGGGACAGCGCTGCAAATCCTGATGGAAACTGGACTGGCTTTGTCACCGTCGGCACTACACAAGCCAACTCTCATACAAACCTTGTGCTGGAGCTGTGGCGTGGCCAGCGTACCGTCAGCGGTTCTGTGCGTCTTGACCGTGAGACCATCCCCATTCTGAAAGATGGTGAGAAAGGTGGCGAAGGCGATCAGGGCAACGGCATCGCCAACGTCTATTTCTATCGCATGTTCACGGTGAACTTGGTGGAGCCTGCAAGCAATGATAGCGGTTGGATTCTAAAGGGCAACTCCAACTATCCAACTGAGGAAGGACTTTCTAACGAGAATCACTACCTCTGGGAGAAGAAGCTGACAAGCTACACCAGGAGCGATGACCCGACGATAGAGATTTCTTTGATTGCTCAGTACGTCGATGGCGTCCATGAGAATCTGCTGGAAGATACGGCTTTCCTCTCTGAGGGAGAAATGGAGGCATGGGACGTTTCCAATGGCACCATATCGAAGAATGCGGTAGGAAATCACAACTCCTTCTATTGTACGCCTAACTGGGAGGATAACTATACGGAAATGCTGAGGCAAGTAGTCTATAAGTATGGCACTATACAGAAATTGAAGCCGAGTACATGGTACACGCTTTCGTTCTATGCTGCCATGACCAACTATTTCGACTTGCTTTCAAGTGAAGTATATAACGGTTCGGACACGAATTATTGGAGTATCAGCGGCTCGAAGAAATGCTTTTGGATTGCAGCTGGTAGTACGGCTATTGTCACCGTTAAGGGTAAAGTCTATTCTACGGCTGTAAGGCTTGCCGTGTTCGGCTATGCTGATGGCTGGGAGAGTGGCTTTACAAAACAAGTGCAATTCACAAGCACAGGTTATCAGGAGAAATCGTTTACTTTGGTAAATACCTCATCTTCGGCCAAGAAGTTCTGGGTAGAAGGTTATGTCTATATCAATGACGGTGGAGATACACACAATAGTTCGAGTGCACTCAGCAACCGTGGCTATATGAACCTGATTCGTGTAGATCGTGGCTGTAAGATTACGTCTTACCTGTACCGTTCTGACAACGGTCAGGCCGTTCTACACTCGTCCTCTGCTCCTTGGTACGTCAACGGAAAGAAGATTACCTCTGCTCAGACTTTATCAGATGGAAACACAGGTCATGTAGTTTCCCTTGATGGAGGTGGAACGGCCAACGTGCATGATGGCACCTATGTCGGGTTTGCAGATGACGGAAATGTGACATGGCAGCTATCTCCAGGAACGAAAAGATGTGTGATAACATTCAAGACACCGAGTTATTTATATACCAGTCCTTATTATTACGTTTTGTTCCGATTGGAGCAGCACGCAAATCCGGGCTGGATATGTATGCCGAAGCTGGAAGAGGGTACTGCTGCAACTGACTGGATAGAAGCCTCCAAAGACCGCACAGCCGAGGAAATTCAACACGTCTTTGTTGGTGATTGGGTGTCCGGCACCACTTACTATTACGGTGGCGGTACTGGAGTGCGTCATGTAGTGAGGGCCAAGGAGAGCTACAACGGAGCAAAGACATACTTCCGTATGAAGGTGCGCACTACGTCATCGGGCTATGTCTCTACTGCTGAGCCCTACAATGATTCAGCACACTGGGAGAAGGCTTCGTATCTGAAGTTTACTGCCACCGATTTCTTGCTGGCAGAGAACGCAGTCATCAACTTTGCTCAGACAAACCGCATCCTTGTCACCAACTCTTCGGGCGTTGTAGCTGCTGGCCTTGGTGGTGCGGAAGGTGGAAATACAGATTACCCGCTGTGGGTAGGCGCAACCTATGCTAACAGGGCAAATGCTCCGTTCAGGGTAAATCTGCAGGGAAAGCTCTATGCTACAGGAGTAGAACTTATAGGAACATTCAAAACAGGAACAGATATAGCTTCTGTTATTATCTCTACTGAGGATAATAGAGGTGCGATTCGTGTAGGCTCTTCAACAACTGGAGTCCTGATTCGTTCTACAGCTGTTGGTGACAGCAATCATGGTAATGGAGAGATTGTAGTTTATTCATACGAAAATCCACCGATTACATTACATGAGGGCCTGATAGACTGCTTGGAAGGTAAATTTATGTTCATTACACCACACAATGACGGCAATTCCTCTCGCCTTAGAGTGCAAATAAGTGACGCACAAATGAGTGGAGCAATGGATTATGGAGTGCAAAAGAGCTCTTACTTCTCTCAGGATGGAGGAATGTTCGTTATTATGGATGCAAATTTGACTTTGCCGACCATAACAAATGAAACTTTTCAGACGCAATTCCTGCTGATTTTTAATACAGCATCACGGACGATTTACCGCAACGGAAAGACATTGTATGTTGATGGGACGAATAAAACTGATAGCTCAATTTCGATAGGAAAGAATTGCTTGGCTCTTCTCCGTTCTGATTTTGATACCAACTATAACTTTGCGTGGTTTATAGACTATATTGCGTAATCATTAAAATAGTAGCATTATGAAAATCAATTTCGATTCAGTGAAGGTCTTTACTGACATTGCAAAGACCGAGTTCGTGACCCAGAACATGCGCCACGACTTTGCGAATTTCATCTACACTCAGGGCAACGGCATCGCCGCTCATGCCCTCGCGTTCAAAATCTTCAACGGAAATGCCGACACCGAGTACGATCAGAACGAGGTGGCCATCATGCGCAAGTTCGTTGACAACTGCACCCCGTGCGTGATAGACGCTTTCCTCCTGATGTTTGACGGAGGGGAGCAGAAATCAGATAGTATTAACCCTTAAACTCAAAGCCTTATGATTACTGGAATTTTTTTAGCCGTGTATGTGGTAGGCATCTTCGTTGCCTATCAGAAAATGAGTGCATGGAAGCACTCTAAGTACGAAAAGGTGGCTTTCTGCCTGATTTGGCCGTTGGTCGCTATTCTCTACGGTATTCACCTCTTGCACAACAAGAAATGAAGACTAAATTAGTGTTCAATGACATCATCCCCATCAGGGGATTCCTGTCGATGTGCCTTTGGCCGTACATCTTTGTGCGGAACAGCGCGGCCAGTCGCTACAACACCGTGGTCAACAACCACGAACACATTCATGCCGAGCAGCAGAAGGAAATGCTGGCCGTGGGCCTTGTGCTTGCCGCTATCCTCTGTCTGGCAGGCTGTGGGTGGTGGTCGTTGCTTGCTCTGCCCCTGTTCCTGTGGTGGTACAGCCTGGAGTGGCTGATAAGACTGATTCTGTCCGGAGACAGTCACAAGGCATACCGAAATATCAGCTTCGAGAAAGAGGCTTACTCTAACGAAAAGGATTTGGAATACCTGTCTCACCGAGAGCATTTCGCTTGGATAAGACGACATTGGTAATAACGTGAATAACTCGTGGCCGTACTGCCCGTGAGGGTCGTGCGGTCTTTTTTTTGTGTATTTGATAAAATTTTTAAGGAAAAACTTGCATATTTGATTATTTCTTTGTACCTTTGTAGTGTCAAATAAGATATTTACTTCAAAACTTCAAGATTATGGTACACAAAAGGAGAATCACCAGTGAAATGGACTATGCCACTTTGGTATTGTCAGCTATCATGTTCGCAGTAATGCTTTTCGGCACTATCTACGCCATCATTAAGGGCGCAGCTCACTTTCCTCTATATGCTATATTCGCTGCAGGAGCCTATGCTCTCATGCGCTATGTGTGGAGAGAAGGAACGGAAGTTGTCAACAAGTAAAACCTGACTGGCTATGAGTACAAAAGGTATTGCGCTGATGACTGCTATGATGATGGCAGCTGCTGCAAGCGGCAGGAATCCCTATTTTGAGACTTCTGAAAGAAGGGAGCGCTATCGCCAGCAGAGAGAGAAGCATTTCAAGGAGAGAGCCCACAAGATGTATGGCGAAGACAGAAGCGAGCATGAGTTTGTCATCCATGGAGAGACGATACTGGCCCATGACCGCAAGACTGCTATGAAAATCTACGCTAACCGTCATCCTGAATCCAAGAAACGTAAGAGGTAACTATGAGTACGGTCATTCATCGAAAGTGTAAGACCTGTGGCTACTATCTTGTCAGTGGTAAAGGCCGCATAGGTTGGTGTCACTGGTTAGGTGAGCCTCGCAATGGTGACAGATACGAATGTGAGGACGGTTACAAGAAGAAGGAAACGAAAAAATCTTGAACATCATGCCAGACAAAGAGAATAAGACAGGAACGGGCAAGCCTACTACCTCTTTTATAGATAGTCGGCTGCATTTCAGAGACGGTAAGATATTCATCACCGCAAAGGAAATGTATCACGCCCATGTAGTAGATTTCAAGGAGATAGATGTTACTGAGCAGGTGGCTAAGGCCATTGCTCCGTATATCGGTACTAACAAATAACACCTGAGTTATGGAAATCAACGAGATTCAGCAGAAAATCAATGACTGCGACGAGAAGATCAGGGCGATTCAAGAAGAGCGCCAAGTGTTGAACAGAGAACTGCGCGATGCCATGCAAGCAGCTTTTGAGGCCGAGCACATGGTGAAGCCTGGTGACTTGATGGAGACGCACACACGCGGCAAGGTGTTCTATGATGGTTTCATCGTGGACGCTAACGAGCGAATCTTCATCCTCTGCCATCCTATTAAGAATGACGGCACACCCAGCAAGGGAGTTATTCACTTGTTATGGGAGAGTTTCAAGTAAGGTAGGCGATGTTTGACAAGCTGAAATGTAAGCTCGGTATTCACAAGCCAGTGCAGTATCACCATTCTTTCAGGCACAAGTTCAGAACAACGAATAAAGGCCGCTCGAAGAAACGCTGGTACACTGGAGTGAGGGAGCTTGTGACAGTTACCTACTGCGAGATTTGCGGTAAGAGGCTTGGTCAGAAAACCAAATGGATATATAAGTAATATGTTCGATTTGAATAAGCTGAAAGACAACGACGCTATCTTTTGGATATTCCGCTTTCCTGAGTTCCGCGAGATAGCTGCAAAGTGTGGTTGGGCCATTGCCATTCATGGCTCTGCTGTTCACGACCTCGACCTCATGGCTATGCCCTGGGTGGAGGAACACACAACGGCTGATGAACTGGCACAGCGTTTCACCGATACAGAGCAGCCGAACTTCCGCAGGCCCTACGAGAAGTCGAAGCCGGGTGACAAACCCAATGGACGCATCGTCTATACGATTTTCGTAGGAGGCACCTATATTGACATGAACGTAATAGAGAGGGTATGAGCAAGGTCAGTTCAACACAACCGAAGAAGGAGGAGTTTTCGGAACAGTCGATACAAAAGCGACTGAGCCACTTCTTTGCCAGCAAGAAATACGATGTTGACGGCCTCTTCGTGTTCTCTTGGGAGAGCGACAAACTGCTGTGGACGAAGGCCGGATATATCTACGAGTTCGAGATAAAGATAAGCCGTGCTGACTACAGAAACGACTTCAAGCATAAGGGCGAGAAGCACCTTATTCTCAGCTCCACCATCGCAAGGGAGCGACAGCAGGCTATTCAGCAAGATTTATTCGAGCAGAAGAAAAAGGAGCATCCCTACTGGTCTGACAATGACATTCAGCGTGTCTATGGTGACACGGAGCGCATCATCAAAGGTCGGAAGATGCCTAACTACTTCTACTATGCCGTGCCAGAGGGTATGATTCAGCCGGAAGAAGTGCCTCCCTATGCTGGGCTGGTATGGATGGCCAAGGAATACAGGTACTGCGGTGGTATCATCATCAAGAAGAAAGCTCCCATGCTGCACAAGACGAAGTACACCGATGGGGAGCTGAACCTGGGCGAGAAATTCTACTACAACTGGCTCACTGCAAGGCGTAATTTTCGTGAGGCAGAGAAGAGCGTGGACTACTTTCGTACACGGTTGGAGAATGAGCTGGCTGCAAAGAATCAGGAAATGACCTACGACGAAATGGCCTTCAAGCTGAAGATTGCAGAGAGCAGCCGTGACGAATACAAGGAGAAGTGGGGCAAGCAGCTGCGCGATGGTATTGCTGACAGGGCCGAACTAAAACGGCTGAAGCATGAGATCAAGAAGCTGCAACCTGACTTTGACCTGCAAGCTATCACAGACGAGGTAGATAAACTTTATGGAATAGACAGAAAATAATCAGAGAGTTATGAAACTGAAACACATCACATTTACAGGCGTTGACGCTATGACAGACATCAGCGACCTGAAAGAGATTCAGAAGGAGTACCCGATTGCAGAATTTGGGGTACTGACGAGTTACAACTGGATTGATAACGGCAACCGCTATCTCAACCCAGCATTTATGAGTAACCTGTATGGTTTCGGCGGCAACCTGTCGCTACACATCTGCGGCTCTGCAGCCCATGACGCTACTTGCAAGAAGTGGGAGGATATAGACGAGTTGACGTTTGGATGCCTCCATCTGTTCAAGCGCGTACAGCTTAACGTCTCCGGCAGGAAGGACAACCCGAAATACTGCTGGATTCCGCTTGTCATCGGTCAGGAGCTAATCGTACAGCAGAAAGGCGTCGATAACATCACCCTCTTTGAAGAGACGGTGAAGCATTGGACTGAAAAGCCGTTTATGCACCGTGACACTATCTCTGTACTGCTCGACGCATCGGGTGGCCGTGGTATTGACACTCCCATCCAAGTGCTGAAGGGTAACTATAAGGTCGGCTATGCAGGAGGTATCAACCCCGACAATGTAGCCGAGAAGCTGCACTACCTACTGACCAATCCAGACGTAGGCGATTTTTGGATAGACATGGAGAGCGGTGTGCGCACAGACGATTGGTTTGACGTCAACAAAGTGCTCCGTGTGCTGGCCATCTGCAAGGAGGTTATGAGGGATTGTAATATAAAGGTATAGGGTATGAAGCAAGTAGAATTACCATTTGAAGATTCTAAAGACAATGAAATTTGACTGAGCCATGATAGACGAGCAGAAGATCAGAGAGTATGTGAAGAAGGCCCACTATGTTGCAAGCCGTCACGGTTTCCATGACCAAAAGCATAGCAATGAGCATTGGCTTTGCCTGGTCATCAGTGAGGTGATGGAGTCGGTGGAGGCAGACAGAAAAGGTCACCGTGCCAATAGAGAAGCCTTTGAGCGCGAGGCCGTCAAGAGACAGATGCCCGGTCATAACATCGAGCATAGACGATTCCACTTCAACCAGTTTATCAAAGATTCGATTGAGGACGAAATCGCCGACGCCGCCATCCGCATCTTTGACTTCATCGGAGAGCTGTATGGTGACAGGATGGTTTATACCTTTGGCGGTGCCAGTCGCTTCGCTGTTGCGTCATTCCCTGAGACAGCCTTCCGATTCGTGAAAGAAGTCCTTGGTGACAGGATGATAGAGCTATCGGAGAGCATCGAATACCTCTATGCCTGGGCCGAGTCGCTGAACTTTGACCTTGACTGGCATATTGAGTGGAAAATGAGATATAACGTGTTCCGTCCTAAACTGCATGGAAAATCATACTAAAGCTATGGAATTAGGAAACTCAATAAAGAAGATTCGCAAGAAGCGTGGTTTTAGCCAAAAGCAGCTTGCCGCGAAGATGGGTATTTCAACAAATGCCCTGTGTAGTATTGAGACGAATCAGACTTGGCCATCGAAGGCAACGATTGAAAAAGTCTGTGACGCGCTTGAAGTAGAGGAATGTTACTTGCTCCTGTTCAGCATGACAGAGGCAAGTTTTCCAGATGACAAGAAAATCCTGTATCGTGTCTTGTGTAAGCCGTTGCAGGAGGAGTTATTGAGAGATTTACAAACTTTAGAATAATATGGAAACAAAGAAAATCAAAGTGAGTGGTGAGCATTTTATTGAAGTGCTCGACCGAGTAGTGAACAAGTTCAACGGCAGCATGGATTTGCAGCTGAAAGCCTTGGGTGGCCAACGTCCGAAGATGACTCCTGCATTAAAGATGTTCCGTGAGAATCGTATCAAGCGCGACCTCATTCTTGTAGAAATGAAGAAGCTGCAGAACAAAGAATCTCTGTTGCCGGCTGGTGAGCGACAGGTGTACTCAGCCATTATCAGCGAGGCCATCAAACAGACGGCTGCTGAGCAGGCAGCGAAGGAGGCAGAGGAAGCCAATAAGGAGAAGAAGGCATGATAGAGATTCCGAAGTACAGCGTTCCCACCTATGACCCTAACTCGATATACGAGAATCGTAGGACGGACTTCACCCGACGCATCCCAGCACTGAAGCCTAAGCAGCTGGCGCGAGACTCAAAGATTGCTGCTCAGATTATCAGAGCATCCGAGGGAGGCACAGACGCTAACGCGGAGGAGAAGGTGCTTGACATCTTCATGCGCAAGGCTCACATGTTGTCAAACCCTCGCTATTGGGAGTTGATGCGGACGGTGTGGGTAGCTGCTGGCACCACTGAGACAGCCGAGGTGTTCCGTAGGATGATGCGCTCCACCCGTCCGTGTCGGTCGTGGTTTATGACCCCGGAAGATGCGGAGGCACTGGAAAGCATGGAGTTCCCTCTTACCGTCTATCGGGCCTACGACGCAAATCTCTATCCTGATGACACTGACCCAGGCATCAGCTGGACGCTCGATAAGGAGTGGTGCGAGGGCTATGCCGAGGCAAAGGGCAGGGTCATCAAGAGTCGCAAAGTAGAACGTAAGGAAATCTTTGCCTATGTCAGCAGACGAGGCGAGGAAGAAATCATAATTTTGTAAAGCTATGAAAAAGTATTTTCCAATCAGAATTTTTAGCATCACCTTCGGCTATGGCTGGTGGTGGGGCAGTCATTTCTTCTTCCTGAAAAAGGGAGTGTTTGCCATCATGCCTATGTGGTTCCACTATAACAAGTGCGAATACAAGAACGGCAAGGCCATCGAGGGCGGCACGACACACAGCTGGGATGAAGAGCGTCAGCGTGAAAAGCAGGAGGATGCAAACCGTGTGAAGTCAAATGTGTAAGACAAGGAAAGAGGTATTCAGAAAGATAGTGGATCAGACATGCCGTATGCCTGTTTCCTGTAGCTGTGAGCTGTGCAAGAATATGTGCCACACCCCTTGCCTTGGAACGCCGCAGGATATTCTCGCCCTCATTGACGCTGGGTATGCTGACAAGCTCTGCTATACGGAGTGGCTGGTCGGCATGATACTGGGCTTCTGCGATACGAGCATAGCAATGGTGCAGATAAAGGAAGAGGGCGACTGGTGCGTGTTCTACCATGACGGCCTCTGTGAACTGCATGACAAAGGGCTGAAGCCTACGGAGGGGCAGCTTGCCTCACACATAGCTCTTCCAATGGAGAGGAAACCTGAGTACAACCTCACCTTTCAAGTGGCGAAGGAATGGGGAGACGAAAACCTTGATGTCGTGAAGGAGATAGTGAGGAAACTCAGTGTGTATTGGGATTCAAAAGAAACGGCTCATAAGGAGCCATAGTTATTCACCTAAAAAATCATAAGTAAAATGAAACTGATTGTAAGAAACCGTAACAAAGAAATCCAGTTTGTTAACGTAGCCTCGAAGGAGGAAATGGTATGGGTTGACCCCGATGTGTATGCTCAACTGAGCCACGATGCAGCAGAAGCGGCCATTGAGTTTATGAAGAACCACCCGAAGATTCACGAAATCAAGTTCTCCACTCTGCCAGAGCTTGACCCTGACGAGGACGAAGAGAGCTTCGACGCTTACGACTGCCCGGAACAAAAAGACGAGTCGGAGGCAAAGGACGATCAGGAACAACCAAACGACGAGAGCCATGATTGATTACAACGCTTTCCATAAGTACCTTTGCGAACTGGTAGAGCTGTTCCAGCAAACACAGTCGTTGAAGGGAATGTCGGCAATAGCCCGAAAGTGGCATTGCATGGCTCTGACAAAGGAGCAGTTCTTCAAGATGAATCTTGACAAGATGACCGTCCTACAGGTCACCCCTCAGTATAGTAGAATGGTGCGTGATGTTATCGGCAAGCACGATGCGAAGGTCATCCTGAGAGATACCATCGGCGGGCTGGCCACTGACTTTCTCCGCGAGGGCAAGCTGTCACAAGGTGGTGACAGAATGGTGCAGATTACCATTACCCAGCCAGCGCAGACGCTTTCCTCTGTCGCTGACAAGCCACGCCAAACTACTCAGACGAAGAAGCTGCCGCAGTACAAAGCAGGACAAATCCTGTTCCGTAAGGGCAGGGATGGTGGAATGATGCACCTCTGTACTGGTGTGCAGGGCGACCGTGTTCACTGGTACTATGAGTGCCTGGCCGACGAGAAGGGTGTGGACTTCATCAACGAGAATAAGTCTGACTCTGATTCGTGGGTAGGTAACGAAGACCTCAGACTGGCCAAGGGCAATGAGATTGCCCGATTCCTCGGTGCGCTGACCCGTGACGGCTACCTCTGGGAAGCCGATAATGTCAACGGCCTTTTCTTTGTGAAGGGCAAGAAGATCGAGCGCAAGGCGGTGGAGGTGTTCGCCAATGACCTGCCAGACGGCTACGAGGGTATAGTGCCGCTGCCGTCGATGCCTAACTCACCATACCGCTATGCGCTGCGGTGTGTGTCTCCTGTGGATAATGCCGACATCTATATGCTGGACGCTACGGCCAGACAGCCGGCCCTCACCAATGCCATCCTCAGACAGATGAAGGCGGCGATGGGAGACAAAGGCTTTGACCATATCCGTGAGTATTTCGAGTATTCCATGCCTACCCTTGGATGCAGCGAGGATATGAAGGAGCATACCATCGGCTTTGTGAAAGACGAGAACAATGGTAACAGCTATTGGGTGGCCAAAGACCGTGACGTGTTGCGTCTGCTGGCGTGGCTGGCCTATATCATTTAGGAGGGCTTGCTATGAGAATCAATTATAGAAACTGGGCGGCTCTACAGGTGGTGGACGTCACCAAATGTACTGAGTTCATGCGGTCAGACTATGAGCATATTTTCTGTACCCTTGACCAAAACGAATTGCTCTCGGCTGAGGACATTGAGAAGGTGAAAGGCTTTGTGACGATGGAGATAGGCTACGGCTTCTATACCGTCGGCATGAAGCTCTACTATATTTCTAAGACATTCCGCGAGGCCCTGAATAAAAGCTGCCTTGCCCTCTACAAAATGCTCGGGTCGAAGGAGGCTTGCGAAAAGGTGCATGAGGATTGCGCTTTTATCGACGAAGATATTCTGTGGGTGGTGAAGACCGCTCCTAACGGATGGATAAGGATAATTCGTCTGCATAAGGAGGGAGCGCTCTTTACCTCGTTTGCCTTTAGATTTGTCGGTGATGACCGCTTCGAGACGCAGTTCTCGACAACCACACCAGCCGTTGAAAGGTCGTGCGTGGCCTACTTCTACCTGCTGATGATGTTGAAGAAATACGGCCAGGTGGATATTGAGACCGTTGCGAAAAGTAAGAAGATCAGGTCGAAGATGCTGAATGAGAAGGCCATCAATGAGACAGGCATCGACGTGCAGGTGCTTGATTCCCGCTGGTTCACCACCATCTGCCGTGACGAGGGTTTCCTGGTGTCGGGTCACTTTAGGCTCCAGCCAAAGAAAGACGAAAACGGCGAGTGGACGCGAGAGCTTATCTACATCAATCCCTACGCGAAAAAAGGCTACCACCGTCTGGCTCCGATAGTGAATATTGAAAACGAAAACCAATAGACAGATATGGATAAGAAGATTTTCCTCCCTGATGCAGAGACGGCAGCGCGTCTCATTGAAGATTCTTGGCAGGCTTTCGTCAAAGATGCAGCAGCCCATGGTATGGTGTTCGGTAACGAGAAGTATGCCTCTTTCGCAAAGGATATGTTTGTCTGTGGCTACAGCTACGGACATAATGACTGCCTGGAAATCATCAGAGGCCAGCTACAAGCTATGGATATGGTGAATGACATCTTTACGACTAACAAGAAAGTGAATGAAGCCGAAGAATAGAATCTACTGCCCGGATTGCGGTCGCCCGAAGATGCTCTTTGAAACGGAGCGGAAAGCAAACGACTTCATCAAGTGGAATGCCAAGGATATACAGAGTAATGGCGATAAGCTCCGAAGCTACTACTGCTCTGCCTGTTGTGGCTGGCATATTTCCCACCATGAGCATTCTGAGGGCTACGATTCGCGTACCGATAACCTTATCGGGGCCTACAGGCGACAGATGAAGAAGCGTGTAGCAAAGAGCCTTGACCGTCTGATTATCAATCCGAACATGGAGGCTGAGCTGCAGAAGAAGGGCGAAGAGATTTTCAACGGAGTGCCTGAAGACATCAAGAACTACGATACCATCTACAGGCTACGGGCGTACCTCTCCGACTACTTCAAGGAAAACTCCATCGATGACCAGGACGGCAGGATAAGGGGTGTCGTGTATAAAATGTGGCGCGAATATAAACAGAAAAAGCAATGAACATCTTTAGTGAGATTAAGACGAAAATCATGGGGCACATGAGGATATACCTTGAACAGCCCCCTACTGAGAAACGACCGCAGGACGATGTGCCTGACGAGCGAGTGCTGAAATACGTTGTCGGCGACTACCAGCGAATGTTCCATGAGCGTTTAGCATTGATAGCCTATATCCGTAGGCTGGAGAACATCTATAAGAACGCTCAGATGGGGATATTCCGCTATGCCGCCCATGACAAGATAGAGAAGATTCCCAACAAGAAGCGGATGGTGCAGGAGTTGCGCCTCCTGCTCTATGACATCACCAAGGAGCATCTGTCAGCACAGAAGCAGCTACGCAAGATGGTCGGACTGCCAGAAGAAACGACTGACGAAAGTCAGCTATTATAAACCAACTAAAAGATTTACGACTATGGAAGAAAAAGTGATTGAAATGTCTCGCGCTGGCTATGCCGTTGAGGAGATTGCCGAAGAGCTTGACATGGAAGAAACGGACGTGATGGAAATCTTAGAAGAAGCCGACGAGCTATGAGTAAGACAGAGACCATCCTTCTGATTGTGAACTGCACGCTGATGGGTTTCCTGCTCGGCGTGCTGTTCATGCAGAGTCGCTTTGGCAAGTTCTACGGTAAGGAGCACGACCGTATCACTGCAGGCGTTATCAAGCGAATGTGTAAGGCCATGCTGTCTCTCTGCTATGACTGGGAGCAGATTAACATGGTTTTGGAGCGAATGGGGCAGAAGATATTGCCGCCGGGCATTCCTGCACCCACCAACGTACACCGAAAAAACAAGGAAAAAACAGAGGAGTAAACTTGCGCATCTGATAAATTCTTTGTACCTTTGTAGTGTAAATAAGATAAACCCTCAAAACTGAGAAAACATGAAAGAAGTTATTTTGAACGTGCCCGAAGAACGGGCCGACGAGTTTACTGCCCGCTTGGCAGCACTCATGCAAGAATGTGGGGCTACGATGAAGTTCCAGCCGAAAGACGGTGATTTTGTGGCCTTTGAAGATGACACTACGGAGAAGCCGTTTATCGGCATCTTCAAGTCGTGGTATGCTGACACCAGAGACAAGATCGAGTGCTATGCGCACATTGATGACAAGGGTGAGCTGGAAGAGGAAGAAGAGTATTGGAACGCTGATACCATCCGACTGGCCACTGAAGAGGAAAAGGCACAGCTTGAACGCTGCCTGCTGAACGCCCGTAAGCGCTGGAATCCTGAAGAGAAGTGCTTTGAGACGTGCGAGAAGTACGAGTCTATCAAGACCTTTGACGATGCTTGCGATGCAGTGCGAAAGATGGCCTTCAATGGTGACGCATTAGCCGATTTGCTGCTGAAGGACTTGGAGTTTAACTCTCCACGAACACCTGACCTGTTGGCATTCATCAAGCTACGCATCGTGGCCTATGCCATCAATGACGGCTGGACTCCTAAGTTCGTGGTGGGTGAGTACCGCTATTATCCTTGGTTCTACTTCTATACACAGGAGGAGATAGACAGGATGGACGAAGAAGAAAGGTCTAAGCTGCTGTACGTCGGGGGTATCGCGAATTACGGTGCGCAATGCGGTCTCTCGTGCGCGTACTCGCACTACGCTTTCTCGCGCTCGAGCACGCGCCTCGGCGCTCGCCTGGCCTTCTACGATGAACGGAGAGCGAAATACGCGGGAACGAAGTTCCTGGAGCTGTACCGTGACCTGAACTTCCTGCCTCCGACGGATGAAGGGAAAGAGTAACTGATGGTCCTCTCGGCGAGCTGAAAGCGAGCCGTTCTTCCTGCACTCGCCAGTTCATTAGAAATTCGTCTTGCCTACGGCAAGTGGGAGCGGAAAATCCGTAACTTTGCCGAAAAAGGCATGACGAATTTTGTGAACTGGCTTTTAGCTTGCATTAACTGGTGTTGGAGCTGGAAAGGCATTTGGGCTTTCCTTGGTGGTGTATTCGGATGGTTCATAGCAGAGTTTGAACCGACATTTCCGCTGATGATTGTGGTGATTATCCTGATTGTGTACGATGCTTGGACGGCGTACCAGCTTGACAAGCGAGTACACAAGAAATACCCGGATAAGACGAAGCGAGACCAAGCGCATTTCACCAGCTTTGCTTTCGGCAAGGTTATCAGGCAGACGATACCTAAGAGGCTTTGGCTCATTGTCCTTGCCTACATTGTGGAAAGATGGATTTTCGTTCATGTCAGCATCCCATTGAGCTACATCGTGGCCGGAGTGATTGCCTTTGAGCAGGCGCTTTCCATTTTGGAAAACGAGGCATCATGCCGTGACACCGAAGAGGAGAGCCGCTTTTGGAAGATTCTACACAAGATTCTGATAGATAAGACCGAGAGACACTTTGAAGTCGATTTGCATGACCTCAGAGAAGAGGACGAAAAAGGTGGCCCACGGAGACCACGTAGAAAATCCCCAAAACCAGATATTCAACATGAAGAATTTTAGTTTAAGTTTGTTCACATCGGAATCCGTTTCCGAAGGCCATCCCGATAAGGTGGCCGACCAGATTAGCGATGCTCTCCTTGACGCATTCTTGGCTAAAGACCCAAATGCGAAGGTGGCCATCGAGACGTTAGTAACCACTGGCCAGGTCGTTGTCGCTGGCGAAGTGCGCTCCAGTGCCTATGTAGACATTCAGAGCGTGGTGCGTCAGACGATCAGACGTATTGGCTACACGAAGCCGGAGTACGGCTTTGATGACAGCTGTGGCATTATCAGCCTCATTCATGAGCAGAGTGCTGACATTCGCCGTGGCGTGGAGCGTGAGAATCCCCTTGACCAAGGCGCAGGTGACCAAGGTATGATGTTCGGCTATGCCACCGACGAGACAGAGACGTTTATGCCGCTGCCTCTGTACCTTGCCAACCTCATTGTGAAGGAGTTGGCGTATGCCCGCAAGCATAACATCGGCATCCACTATCTGCGTCCTGACTCAAAGAGCCAGGTGACGGTAGAATACGACGAGGAGGGCAAGCCAGTCCACATTGACACTATCGTTGTCAGCACCCAGCATGACGAGTTTCCTGCCGTCCGTCTCGGCGTGACACAAGGCAAGGCCGACAATGACGAGGCGATGCACGCTGTCATTGAGGATGACGTGAAGAACCTCATTCTTGACCGTGTGAAGTCTCACATCAAAGACGAGGCCATCCTTGCCCTCTTCGACGATAAGACAAAGGTGCTGGTGAATCCTACTGGCAAGTTTGTCATCGGTGGCCCAAACGGTGATACTGGCCTGACAGGTCGTAAGATTATCGTTGACACCTATGGCGGAAAGGGCGCACACGGTGGCGGTGCTTTCTCGGGTAAAGACCCGTCGAAGGTAGACCGCTCCGCTGCCTACATGGCACGCTATGTGGCAAAGAACATGGTAGCTGCTGGCGTGGCGAAGGAAATGCTGGTGCAGCTGTCCTATGCCATTGGTGTTGCTCAGCCTGTGAGCGTGAACGTCAATACCTTCGGCACCAACCAGACGGCACTCACAGATGCAGAGCTGGCAGGAGTTATTCAGGAGTTGTTCGACCTGCGCCCGAAGGCCATCGAGGAACACCTGCAGCTCCGCCATCCCATCTATGAGGAGACAGCCGCCTACGGTCATTTTGGCCGTGAGTGTACCAGCGTCAACAAGACCATCGAGGGCGAGACCTACGGCGTGGGCCTGTTCACTTGGGAGGCACTGGACGCTGTGGAGAAGATTACCGACTACTTCAAAACCCACAAGGCATGAGGGAGTTCAAGGTAGGCATCATCGTGGCTATGGAGAAAGAGCTGGAGCAGCTGAGGCTCCACGTCCATGACCTCACCTGTGAACGGCGAGGCGTGAATTTCTTCTATGTCGGCATGATGGGGCAGGTGTCAGTGGTCATCCTGAAATGCGGCATCGGCAAGGTGAACGCGGCGGTGGGTGTCACTGAAATGCTCGACTGCTACCGTCCGCAGGTGGTTATCTCTACTGGCGTTGCCGGCTCGCTGGCCGATAATGTGAAGTCACTTGACATCGTGGTAGGTGAACGCTACGCCTACCATGATGTCTATTGTGGCAAAGGACTGGAGCCAGGACAGGTGCAAGACCTCCCTCCTGTGTTCATGGCCGACGAGTGGCTGCTGGGCGTGGTGCTGAAAGCCTGCCCTACTGCACACCACGGCCTTATTGCCAGCGGTGACCAGTTCGTTGAGGACGTGCAGCCTGTCATTGACATTCATCCGACGGCGTTGGCCGTTGACATGGAGAGTGCGGCTATTGCTCATGTCTGCCACCTGTTCCGTGTGCCGTTTGTCTCGGTGAGGGTCATCAGTGACAGTTGCAGCGAGGGAGACTATGAGAAGTTTTGGCAGGAGGCACCACAGGCGACCTTCAAACAGATAGCTAACATCATTTCCTCTTTCACATGAAGAAGATCGACAGCTTTAAGATAGACCACACAAGGATGATGGAGGGTGTCTATGTGTCACGAAAGGACGTAACGCCCCACGGTGACGTGCTGACCACCATCGACATTCGCATGAAGTGGCCGAATCATACCTATATGGCACCAAAGACGATGCACACCATCGAACACCTTGGCGCTACGTTCCTGCGTAGCCATCCCCAGCTTGGCGATAAGGTGGTGTATTTCGGTCCTATGGGGTGCGCTACTGGCTTCTACCTCATTCTGCAAGGAGAATGGGACAGCCACCAGCTCGTTCATGTCCTGCAAAGTCTCATGGCCTTCATCCGCGACTATAAGGGTGACGTGCCAGGTGCGACGATGCAGGAGTGTGGAAACTACATCTACCATGACCTGAAGGGCGCGAAGGAAGTGGCGCAGGACTACCTCGACGTGTTGAATAACATCACCGCCGAGAATCTCAGCTATCCGACAGACTAACCAAAAGACATAATGATATGACTATTTACAAGATTGGCTCCCCGAAAAGTGAAGTTGTGCGTCAAATCCAGAAGGCTTTGTCGCTTTATCCCGATGGTATCTATGGCCCCCTGACGGCCGAGCGAGTAAAGGAGTTCCAGCGTTCCCATGGACTGAAAGCAGATGGAATCGTTGGCCCGGCTACCTTAGCGAAGCTCCTGCCCTCTGTGACTGCCACCGTCTTTCACCTGAAGAAATCGGTGCGTCGTATTGACGAGATTATCATTCACTGCACGGCGACACGCGAGGGTCAGCCTGTGACCGTCGAAGACATCACCAGCTGGCACAAGAAACGTGGCTTCACCACAATAGGCTATCATTATGTCATAGACTTGGATGGCAACATTCTGAACGGTAGAGACGTTGACAAGAGCGGTGCCCATGTAGAGAACCGCAACAGCCATAGCATCGGCATCGTCTATGTCGGTGGCCTTGACAAGAATGGCAAAGGGAAGGACACCCGGACTGACAAGCAGAAAGCGGCTTTGCTCAGTCTGCTCCTTGACCTGCGGAAGATGTACCCCAAGGCAAAAATCCTGGGCCACCGTGACTGCTCTCCAGACAAGAATCACAACGGCATCATCGAGAAATGGGAGTGGCTGAAAGAGTGCCCTTGCTTCTCGGCGATAGACGAATATCGAAGAATCTAAAAACTTACAACTATGTTTTACGGTTACAATGACCCTAACGACTACTGGCTCCCACCACAGCAGAACGTTGATCCGGAGGATGCCATGAAGCTCGGCTGTTCCTGTGCCATCGGTTATGTGGTGGCGTTTTTCATCGCCATACTGATATGTGCTTTGTTCTCGTCTTGCGGGTCGTACAAAAAGACGGTGAAGGAAGATACGCATCAGACGGAGACCGTGACCACCAACACGACGGCCAACAGCCAGACGCAGACAAACGCTACGTCGCAGTCCTCCTCTGTCACTCAGAACACGGTGACTGAGCGGACGGATGACAGCACCGAGGTCGTGACCATTACTGAGACAACCTGGTATGATACGAGTAAGGCCGACAGCACGGGAAACTCCCCTGTCCTGAAGACTGAGAAAACCACGACTATCAAGCATAACGGAAAACGAACTGAGCGTCAAGAGAACGAGAACCGAGAAAGCGAACAGACAAATGCGTTATCCTCGACAAACAGTTCAGCAGTTATCAAGGAAGAGTCTGCTACGAGAGACGAAACCAAATCGAGCGAGAGGAACACTGCCGCCACCGAGACGAAGCAACTATCTTACGCAGCGTGGGCTTTGCTGGCGTTATCTCTGCTCATCATCGTAGGCGTCCTCGCCTACTGGGTAAAATCGAAGTACCGACAACGAGGCTAAGATAGTTAGCCAACTTCCGAAGATACTGAGTCCCTTGCCCCCAGCAGACGGGTGAGGGACTTTTTCTAATTTAACCCCTTACTACCTATGACAAAGACAGATGGAGCCGTCACGCTGCTGGCACTCATTGACAAGGTACGTGAGTGCAGACGGAAGCAGACTACCTTCAGACGGCAAAAGAACACCGAGAACTACAAGGCGATGCTCGCCTGTGAGGAGGAGACGGATGCTCTGCTCCGTGAGGCCCGCAGGAGTATTGCCTCTGACTTTGGAAAGAACATCGACGTTCTGCCATGATTTGTGAGTACATCAGGCGTAAGAAGCCCACCATGCTTGCCCATTACGGCGTGTGGGTGTATAGCCACCAAGGGGTGACGATAGTCTCCTTTTGGACGAAATCAGGCAAGCAGACATCGCTACGCTCCAGAAACCCTTACTCTGAATACTGGTGGGAGCGGTTGCGCAAGCTATATGGGCGATATGGGCCGAGAATACGCAGGAAACAGGGATTATAGCACTCCTTTTGGGGTGCTATTTTTAGTTAGTTTCTTTTAACCATAGCTACAGATAAATTTCTGAGTAAAATTTGCGTATATGATAAAATCATTGTACCTTTGTAGTGTCAAATAAGATAAATAACAACTTCAAAACTTAGCAGATATGAAAGAGAAGAAAAAGTACACCCTTATCAGAACGAGAATGTTCTTTGGGAGCAGACCAACATCAACGAAAGAAATCACTGGTACACTGGAAGAGTTGACGGATTATTTCAGTTACGCCCTCTCTGTAGGACATTCGTACAAGAAAAGCATTCCTGAGCACCCTAAGACCATCCGCTCGCTGGTGTCTGCGGTCAATAAGTCATACGACATCAAGGACGGTGGAATGACCTGTGTAGAATTAAGCAAATAAGATAAGTTTAACCCTCAAAACATTAGTGATTATGGCTCACAATTTAGAGATTAAGAAAGTGAATGGCGTGGAAGTCGCCAGTTTCGTAGAGAACGGCAAAAAGGAGCGTGCATGGCACAACCTCGGCCAAGTGTTTGATGGCGCAATGACGGTGGAGCAGGCCCTGAAGCTCTCCCATGCTGACTATCAGGTAGAGATGCAGCCGATAGTGGCCATGACTCCCACCCTGTCGGAGGCGATGGCTAACAGCAATGCGGAGGCCATCTGTGACGCTATCCTCGATGCGCAAGTGAACGGCAAGAAGGTGACAATGAGAATGGACACCTTCGAGACCCTGGGCGTTGTCTCTGACTGCTACGGTGTCGTACAGAATGAGGACGCTTTCAAGTTCGTAGATACCCTGTGCTCGGGTGAACTGGGTAATGACCATGTTCCTGTCATCGAGACAGCAGGTGTCCTCGGTCATGGTGAGCGCGTTTTCATCAGCGCGAAGTTCCCTGAGTCGGTTATCCTCGACAACAAGGGCGATGACCGGGTAGAAATGTACGTGGTATTCACCACCTCGCACGATGGCACCGCTGCCGTGAACTGCATGGTGACTCCCGTCCGTGTGGTGTGTAACAACACCCTGAACTTCGCCATGAGGAACAACGCAGGAAAGATCAGTCTGCGCCACACCTCTCAGATTAACAGCCGCCTCGACCTTACCAATGCTGAGAACGCTGAGTTCGCCTATAAGACGCTGCACATGTACGACATCTATAAGAAGTCGATGGAGGAGCGTTTCTTGCACCTGCAGAGCATTAAGCTGGCTGAGCGAGACCTTGACCGCATACTGGCCGAGGTGATGTATTCGGAGAAGAACATGGCCATCTACAAGGCCACTGGCGACACCCATCATGCAGACATCACGACCTTTGCCAAGAATCAGTTCGATAAGATGAAGCAGACGGTGGAGAGCGGCATCGGTCAGGAGGTCGGCCAGAGAGGTACGGGAATGTGGCTTATCAATGGCATCACCACCTTCTACCAGAACGAGTACGACTTCAAGACGGAGGAACAGAAGTTCGACAGCATCATGTCCGGCTATGCCTCGAAGAAGGTGCAGCAGGCTTACGAGCTGGTGACTGCATAGCCACCATGACCTGAGAAATGAGGGGTTGCAGGAGCTTTTCTACAGCCCCTCATTCAGTTAGTTTCTTTTAAGATTAGAGACGAAAATAATCGGGGTAAACCTTGCGTATATGATTAAAAACCTGTACCTTTGTAATGTAAATAAGATACAATTAGTAACCCTTCAAAACTTAAAAGAAATGAAAACGATAGCATTTTACTTCATTGGTGAGAACGTGAAGATTTTCGACGAAATGATGCGCGAAAACCACGAAAGCCAGAATGACCCAACCCTGTCTGAGATTATCAGAGTCGCTAACGATGCCTGGGGTATCAAGGTTCCTGCTGATGCAGACGAGGAGGAGTGTAAGATGGAAGTGGAGAATATGCTTCTCCAGTACGGCTTCTATTGTGGCACAGACTATGAGTTTTAACCCTATAAACATTAAGAAGTATGAACAAGAAGATTATCAAGGCGATGTATCAGAACATCGTAGCAAAAGACGTGAACAGACCAGTGATGAACGGCGTACACTTCGAGGAAGGCCGCTGCTATGCCTCTGATGGCCATGTGCTGGTTATCCTGAACGAGGGCAGCAAGAAGCTCGACGGTAAGACCATCAGCCTGACAGGTGAGGAGATCGAAGGCCGCTACCCGAATGTTGACAGCGTGTTTCCGCACAAGCAGGACAGCGACAGTCAGTTTGTCCTCGATGTGAAGCAGCTGAAGGAGGCTTGCAGCTACCATGGACGCAAGCTGGAGACGACAGACAAGGATGCGGTAGTCATCAACGGCGTGGGCTTCAATGTCCGTACCCTTCTGCGATTGCTGACCACCATCATGCTCGCTGGCACCAAGGAAGTGACGTTTACCACGCGAGACAAGGCACACGCTGTAGTCGTAGAAAACGGCAAGCTCATGCGCTGCCTTATCATGCCAACGCTCTATGTGGACGAGCAGATAGACGCTGAAGCCGAGATTGGCGAGCCTGTTGTCCTCAGCTACGAGAATCTTATCAATGACTTCGTTTTCAACGGTTGGAAGAAGTCACAGGCAAAGGAAGATCTTGCCTGGGCCGTGTAACAGAATCAGTAACCCATAAAATAGTAGAGACCTATGCAAACAAAGAACGTTCAAGTCGCATCCGTGCGCAACATTCCAGTGAGTGACATCACCCCCAGTAGCCTTAACCCCCGAAAGACGTTTGACCAGGACGCCCTCTGTGAACTGGCCGACAACATCAAGGAGAATGGCCTTATCCAGCCTATCACCGTCCGCAAGCTGACCAAGGGCAGTGATTTCAAGTATGAGATTGTCTGCGGTGAGCGCCGTTTCAGGGCCACACAGATTGCCGGCATGACTGAGATACAATGTATCATCAAGGAGCTGGACGATAAGCAGGCTTTCGCTGCCATGATTATTGAGAACCTTCAGCGCAAGGACGTTGACCCGATGGAGGAGGCCGCTGCCTTCCACAAGCTCTATACCGAGGGAACGATGCAGGTAAAGGAGATCGCTAAGATTCTCGGCAAGTCATCAAGCTATGTGGTGAGCCGCATACAGCTGAACAATGTACTGCCTGAGTACCTGCCGCTGCTGAGAAACGGTAACATCTACCTGAACCAGCTCATAGAGATTGCGAAGCTGACCAAGGAGCAGCAAGAGATTCTGTTCCGTGACTGCTTCACTGAGGCCAGCATAGCACGGTGGCCGATTAAGTACATCACCATCGACATTCTGCATCAGTGGATAGACGAGCACGTTATGCAGTACCTCGACACCGCCACCTTCCCACTGGGAGACGCTTCTTTCAGCTGTGGCAAGGATTGTGAGGGTTGTCCGTTCAACACCAAGAACAAGCCGGAAAGCTACGGTGACACTGCCCGCCCGCGCTGCATGGATATGAAGTGCTTCCGACAGAAGGCACAGGAGAATGTCTTCCGCATTGCGAAGGGCCTGGATATGCCTATTGTCTATCAGGGTGAGGGCAACGAGGAGATTGTCAAAGCCGCTACTGAGTATGGTCTGAAGCTCCAGAACATGACAGGCCGCTCCTACGCTCTGTGTCCTGTTGAGCCTGACAAGGCATCCTTCAGCGATGAAGAGGTGTACGAGAAGCGGATGGATAATTACCGCCATGTGAAGGCCATCTTCGACAGCAACATATCCGACGGTAACCTGCAGCAGGTGTTTGAGGTTTGCTTCGACGGCAAGCTGAGTGGCGAATACAAGTATGCCTACTCCATCCCTGAAGGTGTAACGGACAGCGACGATATTGCCGCCAGCGACCTCACGAAAGAGCAGATAACGAAGCTCAAGGACTCCCTGCTGAAGACTGAGGAGCGAGAGCATGAGGAACTGATAGAGCGTAAGCGTCAGGCCCTCGCTGACTCTGCCTATTCCACCAGTAACGCCGTGCTGACAGCCGAGGAGCAGCGTCTGTTCCATGCTGCCCTTGTGAAGCGGCTGGCCCCGGACTTCAAGAAGATGATTGGCCTCGAATGGAGCAACACCGAGGATTGGTACCAGCAGGCGGCAAAGGTCATCGAGGAGCACCGGAACGCCATCAAGCGCGAGTTTATCAAGGCTATGCTCGGTGAGAAGAGCGTTTGCTTCGCCCATGACCTTCAGGGAATGCTCGACGCTCTGATGACTGAGGCCATGCCTGAGACCAACGGCGACATCACCAAGGAGGTGAGCAAAAAGTACGCTTCCCAGCGCGAGAAGATCCAGGCAGACATCGACAAGCTCAACGGTAAGGAGGAGTAACCTCTGAACTGGCATAACGGACGGGTGGCAGTCATTGACTGCTGCCCTTTTTGCGTTAGTCTCTTTTAACCAAAAATCTTGTGGAAATGCCGAAAAAATAAGGAGTAAAACTTGCGCATTTGATTACTTCTTTGTACCTTTGTATTGTAAATAAGATTCAATAACCCTTCAAAACCAAGAGATTATGTTACAGAAAGAATTTGAGGAAAGGACGAAGATGCAGGTCAATCCTGCTGAGTATGCCACCATCGAGAGAATGTATATGGCTTGTGACAACCTGGATAAGGACGAGTTCTGCAAGCTGTGGTTGGAAAACCAGAAGAAGCCCAACGGTCTTGTTAAAGGCCTGTTCCAGCAGGTGAAGGAGTTGGACGGTGACATCAAGAGCTATGAGTCAGCCCTGAACAACCTCCAAACCCAGCTGAATGAGACCAAGGAGGCACACGAGAAGTTTGTCAGCGACATGGGCGACTGGATGCTGATTCAGTCCTATGAGAATGATGATGACGCTCTCAGGGCCAAGGCCATTGAGCTGCTGGGTGAGAAGGAGTTTATCATCCGCAAGTTGAACTATGGTTATGAAACGAGCGAGAAAGACCGCCAGCTGCTGGTGTCCTTGCTCACTACCAAGTAAGCGTATGGAAGCCGTTTGTCCGACATGTGGGAGCCGCCAGCTGTGCGGCCCCTACCAATCAGAGAGAGAAGAGACGTATTTCTGTGAGGAATGCGGGGAAGTTATTCACACCGATAATAGTATAAGGCTATGATGCAACCGACGAAAGAATTGCTCAGTGAACTGGCAAAGCAGGGATTGGCTCTGAAGCCCATCAACCGTGACCAGTACGCCATCAAAGACGAACCCAAGTGGCAGATCGTGAAGAAGGACTAAGATGGGAGGTGCTGCCTCCTGTCTTTTTTTGCATTTTTCCGAAAAAACAGTGCGTAAAATTTGCGTATTTGATAAATTCTTACTACCTTTGTAGTGTAAATAAGATAAAACTTCAAAACTTAGCAATTATGAGAAAGTATTCGATTTATCAGGTAAACGAGGATGCAGCCAATGGTCGCTACATCTTGTTCAGCAGTCTGGATTTGTTGCAGGACATGGGAATCAAGCTCAGTCTTGACCAGTACAACAGAATCTATGAGGGCCAGATAGAAGAAGAGGCCACCATCGAGGAGACACTGGAGGCTATCTTTGTTCAGATGAACATCGGCAAGAAGCCGGAGGGCTACAATGGTCATTCCCTGTCCGTGTCCGACATCATAGAGATTGGGGGCAAGTTCTACTACTGCGATAGCTACGGCTTCACTGAGGTACAGCTGGCACAGAAGAAGGCTGTGTACACGGTACTGATATTCAACGAGAGAGCGATGAAGCGCGAGCGTAAGAACTTCAGCACTCAGGAGAAGGCCGATGCCTACTATGAGCAGCGCAAGTCCAAGGTGACGCTGGCCTGCCCTGCAAGGGATAAGTTCTTCTGCTATCGGAATGAGTGGGGAAACATGATGCACGTTCAAAAGATGTATTAAGGAGGGCCTGCTATGAAGATTATCGAGACAAAGAAAGAAAATGGTGCTCACGAATACAAGTTCGATAACGGGGCCTGGGCGTCTGTCTGCACTGGCAATGACTACGGCTCATGGGAGTACCAGAGTGATGAAGATGACGAGGAGACCTATTCAGAAGGTGGCCTTTGGTTCGAGGGAAAGGTGGTCACAGACTTTGATGGCTGCTATGACTTGCCGGAGGAGGTCAGGATGGCCCTCAGTGGGTTAGGTTATACGTTGGACGAATAAAATATCAGCATTATGGAAAACAAAACGTACAAAGTGGAGGTCGTAGAGACCTTAAAGAGAGTGGTAGAGGTGGAAGCCTGGAGCCAAGCAAATGCCGAGGCCAAGGTCACTCAGATGTGGCGCAACCAAGAGATCGTCCTTGACGACGGTGATTTCTCTGATGTCCGCTTCGGTGCTGAGACCGATGGACTGCCCTTCATCCATGAGAGCTACAGGAAGAACATCGAGAACACCCTGAAGGATATTCCCGAAGACAAGACCCTGCATTTCCGCTACCAGATTAGCGACTGCGTGGCATGTGTGACCAAAGGCCAGCTTATTGACCGTGCCAGGAAAGACATGCCTGTGTACTTTCTCCGTGCTATGCACAACGTCCGCATCTGCGAGAATGGCTACAGCGTGGAGCCTTGCTTCAACAGGATTGAGCAGGCTGCATGGGACGCTGCCCTGTCTGAGTTCTACAAAGACAAGCAGGAGTGGTGCGACAAATACGGCTGTGACTAACTGGAAAGGAGGCTACTATGAGCAGACGATGGAAATGGTTCTTCACAGAAGAATGGGACGAAGGCGGCACCGTCCATGTTGCTGCCTACGGCCAGCAGAAAAGGTCGGAGATAGACAACATCTTGGAGCAGCAGGAGAAATACTCTCCATACGATTATGTGGATTCTGTCACCTGCGACACCGAGGAGGAGTATAAGAAGTATCTGCAGGCCCGGATAGACAACGGGGCAGAGGTGAAGTATTATGATTGAAAAATAGAGGTGGTGGATTGAAAGATAGTGCCAGTCGGCTATCGCAAATGCAGGATAAGGCAGACTTAAAAGCAAACCCCTGCACCACCTCTTTATATAATAATAGAAGGTATGAAGAAAACAGTTAGCGAAGAAATCATGCAATGCTGCATGGATAGAGGAGACCTGCCAGAGTTCTTCGACATCAACATTGGCAAGGACTTCCATTTGGAGACGAGGCCGGAATATTTCTGTGAGATAAAACAGCCTCGGACGATTAGAATAGAGATAACCAGCTACAGGGGTGTTGCCTGTGGTGCCATGCACTACTATGCGAGACTCATAGCAGACGGCATCTACATCTATTCTTATGAGAAGGGCAGTGGTGGTAAGGTGAGCAAAGTCTCTCATGGTGGCTATGTCTGCGAAGAGTTTAGTAAACTGCCTCGTGACAAGAAAGCTATTTGGAGTTCGTGCTACGAAATCGAGGTTATGCGCATCCTGACACAAGAGGAGATAGACGCTGACCCTGTTCGCTGGGAATACTATGATGCGGGTTATCCTACTAACGCCTTCTATACGAAGGAGGAGGCTATTGCCAGAGCAAAGGAGATAATCAAGGTCCGCTTTGATGTAGATTGGGTAGTGAAAATTGATGACATGACATAAAGAAGTGACGTATGAAACTACGAAAGATTAGAATTGTGGCAGACAGTTGTCCGCTGAAGAGAAAGAATTGTGATACCTGTATGTATTGCAACGGAACAGAAAACGGCAAGGTCTATTGCTATTATGGCGATAAAAACTGGTAATCGTAATGTATGACAGAAGATGAAACCATATTATAAAGAGGTATTATGAATAAGTATTGCACCAAGCTCCAGAAGGAGGTCAAACTACTTGATTGCCTTGCCTGTTACTTCGGCCAGCCCGGTGGCCTGCGTAAAGGCCCTGGGAATTGCGGGTACTGCAAGAAAGTTGGCGTAGATGTGGGAGCACCTGAAGGAGACCATTCAGCTGAAACCACCATTGACACAGCTATAGGAAAGGTTGTAAAGACTAAATTGGTAGAGAAATGAATACAACAGTTGATTTTAGCCAGTCGGTCGAGAGCTTGTCAAAATTAGGCAAGGCGTTTTCAATGTCTGCATCCTCAGTCAATAAAGTTGCCGAAAGCATGGCAGAATTGGGAAGGGCAGTAGGCGCTTATTCGCAAGAAGAAATGAGACTTAGAAAGAAGCGAAGAAAATGGTGGTTAGTCCTGATTGCGTTGGCTATCTGCTTTGCCGCTGCACTCCTGGTACTATAGACCGCTTTCCTCAACCAGTTCGTCCATGCTCTTAGTGGACGCTACTGCATCAAACACCTTACGGATGGCTGCATCGGCCATCCGTCTGTTTACGTGTATGTAGTTGCCGATGGTCTTGTTGCCTGTAGAGGTGGAGTCGCCGATGCAGAACTCAATGACACTCTCCTTAATCATCAGCTCGTTGGCCAGCTGTGCGAATGTCTTACGGGCAGAGTAGTAAATAAGCCGGCTCTCAATACCGCACTGCTCGGCGACGTGCTTCAGGTGGCGGTTGAGGGTGCGGGCGAGGGAGCAGTACGTCCGCCCCTTGTGCTTATACTGAATCTGCCCCTTAACGATTAGCTTGTCAATAAGCACACGCGCCTCCGGCTGGATAGTAAACTCCGTTGATTGCTCGTCGGGTCGGTAGTTCATCGTCTTTTGGCGCAAGAAGCGGATGATGGGCTTTGTCAGATCGAGGCGCATGATGTCAACCAGATTCATGCCGCAGAGGTAGAAGGACAGCATGAAGAGGTCACGGGAGAAAGACATCTGCGTTTTGTAGCGGCCCTCAAACTCCTTGTCTCTGATAACGCGCAGCTGCTCGATGGTGAGGCCGACGTGTCGCACGTTGTTCTTCGGCATGTCGAAGTCTCGGAAGGGCATTACATCATACTGCACCTTTTTATGGCGCACGGCAAAGGCCACGGCACCCCTCAGATAGCCGAGATACATCAGTTGGGTGGTGGAGTTGAGCTTCTTCGTCTTGGCCAGGTAGTCGCGCAGCTCGAACAGCTTCATCGCATCGAGGCGTTTCAGGGCGTAGTCCTCTGGGAAGAACGGCTCAATGGCGGTGATGGCCGTGTCGAGGATGCGGATGGTGGACTCAGACGTTGACCGTAGCTTGTTCTGCCTGTAGAGGTCGAAGGCTTCATGCAGGGTGATGGGCTTGCTGCCTTTGATGGTTTCCTCAATCATGGTGAGCAGCTGGGAGCAAGTCATGTAGTCGGTGTCCTCCAGTTTATCGAAAGCCTGGTATATCTCCTGCATCTGTTTTAGTAGCTGCTGGTTGATGTAGGAGGCGTTAGGTATGCCGATGACCTGCCCCCCAATGACGTTTGACTTCGAGGGAACGATGAAGCGCGTCTGGAAGTAGCGAGTGGTGCCACGGTGTGACATCGCTATGCGGATGCGGTGCGTTCCATCCTGCAGCACCTTCGCTGGAAGTATCGTTGGTTTGAGCTTCATTTCTTAACAAGGGTTAAATTCCTCCGACAACAAAACGGTTCGTCTGCGGTCATTTTGGGGCCTCCGACAATTGTCCGACAACTGTTTTTTGATAAGTTTCTACGGCGGGCGGTTTCCTGAATCCCTTTATGTATCGTACTTTCGTCGGTTTTAGGCCGTTTATCATTTTTCCGACCTCACTTTGGCTACTAAGTTACCCATATATGCGTATCTTATTTATTTTCATTTAGTTACAAATTCCGTTAGATTTCTCCGACAATAAATCGGTTCGTGAGAGGTGCTTTACAGCCACTATCTCGCGCAGTTGGCTGGGGTCGTCAATGACCTTATCAATGACCTCTTCGCGGTAGTGCGGACACTCCAAAATGCCGTTTTCCTGGGCGAAGGTATAGACGCGGTGGAAAAGCGCCTTGCGGTCATGCTCAGTCTTTGGCATGGCATCAGGCAGACAGGTCATCAGTCTGCACCCCCATCCATGCACGTCATCAGTCAGGCGGCACTTACCATCGTACCACCCGGCACAGCATTCTCTTACCTGTTCGTTCATAGCAGCCTCATTCCTGTTTGAAGGTCAATAATCAGACAGCGCTTTTCTTTTCAACAGCCCCGTCACCGAGGGCGAGGTGCAGTTTGGCACGCATCAGCTCAATCTCATGCTCACGCTTCAGGAGTTCGATTTCCTTCTGGTGCAGCATTTCCTCTTTCTCGGAAAGACGCTCGGCCTTGGCCATCAAGTCCTCCTGTAGCTTCAGCGCACGCTCCAGCACAACACTGGTGTCCTTGCTGACCGGATTGGTAATGAGATCAGCGGGCGTGTCGGTGTTGAGCACTGGGCCGTCGCCAGTGTAGAGAAATTCCTTGCGAATCTGAGGGAAGGCAGCAATAATCATGTTCACCACACCAGGATTGAACTTCTTGGTGCGGCCACGCTGCAGGTCGTAGATACGCTGGTAGGCAATACCTGTCGCTGTGGAGAACGCCGGGGCGTTCATTTCCAATTTCTCGAGAACTTGTGCGATGATGACCTTGGCATCGACGTTGTTCTGAGCATATTCGCTTTCTTTCATACCTTATATATATAATAATGTGAATAACCGCTGGCCTCTGACCCTCACGGGCTTAGCGAGACCCCAGAAATTTTTTTTGCAAAAAACATAAGAAAAATTTGTGGATTTGATAACTTTTTCTTATCTTTGCACCATCAAAATACAATTACAACTGCAAAGATACAACTTTTGCCGTTCCTATGCAAATTTGATACGTACCTAAAAATAACAAAATGACTATGAGCAATCATAAGTCTTAGGTCGCCCCCCTTGGGGAATTATGAACATTAAAAGCAAGAAGTATGGAAGTACAGAAGAAACCAATCATCGGGGAGCTCCGCAAGCTGAATGTTGGCGGTGTGGCTACTTTCCCCATTGAGCAGCGTAGTTCGGTCATTGCCAGTATCAGCAAACTGAAGAAGGAGCTGATGCGCCAGCACTGGGATGCTGTCAGGACTGACAGGCTGAGCGAGTACAAGGTAGATGTAACGCGCATCCACTGATGAAAAGTCTCAGCGACATGGAAACCTTGGTGGCAGAGCAATACTGCCACGGCCTGACTGACAAAGAGATTGCCGACCAACTGGATAAGCCGATTTGGACGGTGCGGACTCACAAGAAGCACATCTACAAGAAGCTCTCCATCGCTACCACGCACGAGCTGGTTCTATACATGGTGTCCGTGTTTGTAGGCAAGGAATACAACGCCGCTGAGATCAGGAAACGTGGCCTCGCTGCCCTCCTGACGCTGCTCATGCTGTTCCACATAGCATTTGACTGCAAGAGGGAGTTTAGGCGTGGTCGCAGAGTAGAAATCGAAATCAGAGAGAAAGACCCCCATGGAGAATGTGAGTAGGATGGCCATCATGGCACAGAAGTACGAGTCCATCTTGGAGCGTACAAAGGATATGACCTTTTCCTGGGCCATGGCTGTAAAGCTCGTTGGCGGCAAGAAAAGGCTGGAGCGGTTGATGCAGGAGGATAAGGTTCGCTTTGACAAACCCTTTGGCTCCACAAACACCAGATGGCAGTTTGTGGCCAGTGACATTCTGAGCAATATCAAGCCCCTTCCGGCTCACCGTTAAAGTTTCTTAAAGATGGAAAATAGTTTCTCTGATGGCCCTAAAATTGGCAAAATGACAGCCAAAATGAGTAGAAAAACAAAGAATAGCGGAATCTTATCAAAGTTCCGATAAGTTTTATCATTTTAATTAGTTTTCATCATGAGTTTAATTAAGAAAAGCAATGAGATTGCTATCCAGCGAAACGTGAAGATGATGGTGTACGGTCAGGCTGGAGCCGGAAAGACCACCCTCGCTCTTTCTTCACCGAAACCCCTGTTGCTTGACTTCGACAACGGCGTCAAGCGTGTGAACAACGCCCACCTCACAGAAGTTGGCATCGTACAGATCAGCAACTGGCAGGAGGTGATGACTCTGCTCACGACCGAAGCTGCAGAACTGGCTCCGTTCGAGACGATTGTGGTAGATACCATCGGCAAGATGTTGGACTTCATCATCGCCTACCGCTGCGGTGGCCGTAACCCCCGTGTGCAGGATTGGGGTACTATCAACTCCGATTTCAAGTGGTTCGTGAACGCCCTTTCCGGCCTGAACAAGCACATTATCTTCGTCGCTCACCGTGACACCCGCAAGGAAGGTGACGATACAGTGTTTGTTCCTGCCCTGCGCGAGAAGTCCTACAACAGCATCGTTACTGAGCTTGACCTGCTGGGCTATCTCGAAATGAAGAACGAGAACGGCGTACAGAAGCGCTCCATCACCTTTGACCCGACCAGCCGCAATGACGGTAAGAACACCTGTCAGCTGCCTGGCGTGATGTTCCTGAGCAACATTCTCGATAAGAACAGCCAGCCTACGGGCAACAATGATTTTATCGAGAAGCAGATTATCGCCAAGTATCAGGGCATGATAGCCATTAAGGAGAAGGCACAGGAGGAGTACAACCGTGTGCTGAACGAGATTAAAGATGCTGTGGAGCTGATGACCGACGCAAAGGGAGCCAACCATTTCCTTGAGCATATCGGTGACTACAAGGGCATGGGTAACTCTGTCATCCTCTATGCGCGTGACATCTTTGCCAAGAAGGTGAAGAGTCTGGGATTGACCTACAACAAGGAGACCAAACAGTACGAAGATGCAGCTTAGGTATAAGTTCTATCCGAGTCTGCTGGATGCGTTTCAGTCATACCTTGACAGCGAGACCATTTGGGAGAAATACTGGGGCTATTCCGAAACTCCACCGCATACGCCGGAGGAGTTTCGGCAGCAGCAGTTCCAGTCGCTCATTGACAGAATAAACCGTGTACCCTACGACAACGAAGCGGTTGCGAAGGGTACGGCCTTCAATGAGGTTATCGACTGCATGGTGCTGAACAGGCCCTCGACCAAAGTACAGGTCGAAAAGCTGGTTCTCGACGGTCAGGTTGTTGCGCTGAAAGCCACCTATGGGAGCCGTAGCTTCTGCTTCCCTCTGCCTCTGTGCAGGGAGGTGGCCAACTATTACCAAGGTGCGCTCACCCAGCAATTCGTCCAAGCAGTATTGCCGACGATTTTCGGTGATGTCCTGCTCTATGGCTTCATCGACTATGTACTACCGTTCCTGACCTGTGACCTGAAGACCACTGGCCGATACAACGTCGGCGACTTCAAGAATCACTGGCAGCATATCGTCTATCCGTATGCTCTGATAGAGAACGGTAGTAATGTCACTGACTTCGAGTATAACGTGGTGGAGTTAACCCCCAAAGACTACAACACCTATACTGAAAGCTATTCCTTCGTACCTGAGAGAGACGTGCCAAAGCTCACTCAGCACTGCGAGGACTTCATTAGATTCTTACAGGAGAATCGGGATTTGATAACCGATAAGAAGATTTTTAATTTAGCAGCATGAACGAGAACAATGTACCAGTTCCAGTAGAGGAACTGCAGGCCAGTCAATTAGAGCTGGTTGTAAGCGAGAAGACAATAGGTAGCCTGACCACCAATGCCAAGCAGATACGCGAGTTGGTGCAGAACACGCTACCGAAGTATGACATTGCCAACTATTCTACGGATGACGTGGCAAAGGCCAAGGCTGACAAGGCCCTGCTGAATAAGGCGGCAAAGACGCTCAATGACAAGCGCATCGCCTTTGAGAAGGAGTTTATGGCTCCATTCGGTGAGTTCAAGGAAGTGGTAAACGAGACGGTGGGCCTCATTAAGGAGGCCGTCGGCAAGATTGATACGGTCATCAAGGCTGACGAGGAACGTTCAAAGAACGAGAAGCGTGAGGCGATCGAGAAGCTGGCTGACACCATCGGCGTGAAGGAGGCTGGCATCAGTCTTGACCGCATTTGGAGTGACAAGTGGCTGAACAAGTCCACCTCCATGAAGTCCATCGAGACAGAAATCAGGGCCAGACTGGAGACTATTGCCTCTGACCTTGAAACGCTGAAATCGTTTGCCGAGGACTACGATGTGCTGGTTGTCCGCTACAAGGAGAATCTGAATCTGCAAGAGACCGTCCGCTATGCCAATCAGTTGAAGGAACAGCGCGAGGCTAAAGCCAAGGAGGAGCAGGCAAATACCGCAGCTGCCCCCTCTGCACCTGAGACCAAGGAGGAAGAGGCACCTGTCACCCAGGAACAGCCCGCAAACTCCGGCTCCCATGGTCTTGACTCAGCAGAACGTGACGCTGCCGATGCCTTTGCTGACATCTTAGGCCAGTCTGACGGTGCGCCACAGGTAGAGTCACCATCTGCCGCCAGCACTCGTAGCTATAAGATTACGGCCACCAAGGAACAGTTTGCCGATCTCGAGTCTTTCCTGACCTCACAGGGAGTCAGCTTCGCCGTCAACTAACACATTATTATATATAGAACATGGCAGACAGCAAATTAGTAGGCTCTATCAACCTGGCCCGGTTGGATAGCGTCGGTATCATGAGCATCAAGGGCAATTCAGGCGTGGTGAAGAAATGTGTGGTCATTCCCATTGACGAGAATGACATCTACATCAAGGTAGAGGAGAAAACCGATACCCAGACGGGTGAGGTACGTCTCTCCAAGCTCTATGCACTCGGCATCGAGATAATGGAGAAGCGGGAGCCTGACCAGTGGGGGAATGTCGCTTACTCCAAGCTGGCCACAAGTAAGGAATGGATAAACAACCACACTCCTGCTGAACTGGAGGC